CGGAAGAGCCAGCCCGCATCGGTCGCGGCGGCGGCGGCCACGACCCTGAACGCGCTCCAGACCGGGGCCTACAGGTTCAGGCACTCCGCCTACTACTACCGCACCGCGGCGCTGATGGCGGCCCAAGCCACCCTCGACAGCCCGCAGGCGAAGATCCTTCGCGCCTCCTGACCCTCACGGAAATCCCCGCGATGAGCCTTGTGCTGCGCGTCACTGGCGCGTTCTCCCCCTATGCCGTCGGCGACACGATCACCGACCCGGAGACCATCGCGGCCGTTCTGGCGTCTCCGCAGGCGGGGTTCGTCGTGCGGGTTGATGACGGCTCGGGCAACGGCTCGGGCAACGGCTCGGGCGGGGGCGGAGTGGTAACACCGCCGCCCGTGACCGTGTCGCTCACGGACACTGTCCTTCTGGTCGGGGACACTGGCCAGAAGATCGTCAACCTTCAGACGCTTGCGCAGCCCATCAACGCGCCAGTCCTGGCCGCCCTGACTGGCGCCATCCAAGACACGCTGACCGCGCTGATCCCCATCGACCCGAGCAACAGCGGGTTCGCTGCCGCGCTGAGCGGCGTGCTCCTCGCCTTCCTCAACGGCTTGCCGACCACACAGCCCGCAAGCGCGGGCTGGTGGAACAACGCCGGCCAGATCACCTACTACAACGGAGCCTGAGATGCGCCTCCTCGCCTCGATCTGCGCCGCGATCCTGGCGCTGGCCCCGCTCGGCGCACTGGCTGCGTCCGGCCCGAATGCAACGTATGGCAACGTGCGGGTTGATAGCCTGACGTCGACAGGCCCGGTTTCCGGCACCCTGACGCAGGCAACTTTCGCATCCGGCGTCGCGGCACTTCCATCCTGCACGCCCGGCAGCACGACCGCACCCGTCCCCGCGGGCCAGCCCTTCCGGTGCGCCGGCCTTATTCTCATCGCTCAGTGAGGTCCGCCATGCGCGCTTTCCTAGCTGCCATCGCCGGGCTGCTCGCGCTCGGCATCGCGCCGGCCGCCGCACAGGGCGCCATCCCGACGATCCCCTTCGTCCCGACCGGCATTACCCGCACGCGCCTGACCTGCACGCTTCCGGCCTATGCGACCGGCGGCAACATCGTCTGCACGGACGCATCGGGCAACCAGACCACGACGGCCTGCGCGGCGAATACCGCCTGCCTCGTGTCCGCGGCCAACTCCGCGCGCAAGACCATGTTCGCGACGAACCGCACGGCCGGCACGACCATCGACCTCGGCTACTCGGCGAGCCTGTCGCCCGGCAACGGCATCGGCCTCGACGGTCCCGGCACGGCAGGCGGCCAGGGCGGCGCCGTCGAAGAGAACCCCGCGCATACCGGCGCCTACTACGCGGCTGCGGCTGTGGCCTCCACGCTCGTCTTCATTCAGGGGCAGTGATGATGCGTCGCCTTCTCGCGCTCGTACTCTGCCTGCTGCCTTCGCTGGCGCTTGCCGGGTCGAGCTTGCCGCCATTTGGCGCGGGCTCCGGTGTCGCGCTCGGCGGTGTCTCGACCACGATTGGCGCCGTCGCATCCGGTCTCAACAGCCCGCGGACCTCAACCCCGCCTCCCTACCAGCTCATGGGCGTGTCGCCCGAGTTGGGCATCATCGGGTCGGAAGACGAGGGCTATTCCACCGACAGCACGACCTACGGCTACATCTTCGGACGAACCGCTATTGCGAAGGTGCGGCGCTCCGATGTGTTGCCGGGCGCGCCGGGAACGCCGACGCCTCTCATCACGAACGCCAACGTCGTCACGCAGTGCGCTCCGACCGGAACGGCATCGTCGCCGTCCACAGGCGCCCCCAATCACAGCGGATCGGGAAGCTCGCCGTTCACGGACCCGACCTACGGCGAGGTCGTCGCGGTTCCGATTGATTATTACACCAACATCACGACGTTCGGCTCAGACCACATCTGCCTCTTCAAGACAGCCGATCTTAGCTTTGTGCGGTCCATTGACATCAGCGCGGGCGTGGTCACTGCGGACGGCGGCGCGGCCGGCATAACTCTCATCCCCGGCGGCGGCCTTTCCGGGGGCAATGCATTCGGCGTCATCCGCTACGGGCAGCAGACCACCTCCGTTTGGATCTACGACTACGCGACGAGCGTCAGCAGCGGCACGGGCAATCTGCTCCAGCGCGTGACGGTCGCGGCGAGCAGCATCTCCAGCGGGCAGGGCGTCACCTATAAGGACGGCAAGCTCTACCTGATTGCTCAGAAGTTCAATTTTACATCGACTGCGGTCAATGGCCTGTACTCGATCCCACTGCCGTCGTTAAGCGACTGCGGAACCCAGGCATCGCCGTGCATTTCATCGCCGCAGGCGGTCACAACGATCATGACGTGGCCGAACGTCGCGGCGCCAGAAAGTGTCGTCTTCGACAGCGGTGTCGGAATGTTTGCCGCAATGGTGCAGCACACGTATTATTCTGGCATCAACGCGAATAACAACATCTACTATCTTGCGCCGCCAACAGCGACCCCCTTGTTTGCGCGTGCTATCGACATGATGGCGGACGGGACATCGCTTTATCATACCCTTGGCCGGTTCCCGACCGGCCTAACGGTCGGCGGGGAGTTCGCCATCGACTACGCGCCGCCTGTGCGCGGCATCCGTTCGGGCGGTGCTATCTCGATTGGCTGTATTCCGCAGAGCGATGTTGCGCTTCTGAACATCTGTGCGCTTACGAAAACCGGCCTTTCTGCGACGATGCAGTTGCAGACTTACGGCCAAGCGCACCCAGGCAACGGCGGGATCGTCGTAACAGACGACCAGTTCAATTACGGATATTACTGGACCGGCTTGTTCGCAAAGAACAGCGTCGGCACTGTCGGCACGGCCGACATCAAGTTGGCCGTAGATGTAGACGGGCACTTGCGCGTCAGCAGCGGTGCGCCAACGACCTCGACGACTGGGGCCACGGTAAGTGGCACGCCGACCAACGTGGCCGGCGCGTTCAACGTCCCCTCTGGCGCAACGCAGCTCGTTGTGACGTTCGCGGTTTCGTCACGCGCCTGGGACGTAGCGCCCGCTTGTGTGGCCAACCTCGACACCGCCGCTCCTGTTGGCGTCACCGAAACGACGACGACCGTCACGTTCACGTTCGCGGCGCTCGGGGCAGCAGGCAAGCTGCGATACCACTGCATCGAGGCCAAGTAGGGCGCTGACCCGCTTCCCGCTCCCCGCCAACAGCGGCGACCCAATAACCCCGCCCGCCCCTCCCACCCAACGGGCCTAGCATGTCCACCTCCGCCCTCCAGGCCCGCTACGCCGCTCTCCAGAGCAACGCGCAGCCGGCCGCAAGCCCGGCCGATCCGGTCGTGGTGACGTCCGCGCTCAATCAGGCGCTGCTCAACCTGTCGAGCGCCACGCTCGATGCGGTGTCCGGCAAGGCGAACTCCGGCGCCAACTCTGACATCACCAGCCTGACGGGTTTGACCACGCCGCTGTCGCAAGCGCAGGGCGGGCTCGGGAACGGCACTGGCGATGCGTCGGGGCTGAGTGTCAAGGCAACAGGTGCAACGACTGCGCGTACGATTGCGGCGCGAGCGGCCGATGTCATCAATGTCAAGGACTTCGGCGCTAAGTGCGACGGCAGTACCGACGACACTGCGGCCGTATCCGCTGCCGTTGCATACCTACTTACCCTGCCAAGAGGTGCGCAGCTCGCGTTCCCCGCCGGAAGTGACTGTCTTCTGAGCGCTGCCATACCGGTCGCACTGACGGGATCACAACGCTTCCAGCTTTCAGGTCCCGGTCCTCACGCGGCAAAGATCCACTTTACAAACCCTGCCTCGGTCGGGTTCCGGATTACTATGGCGCCGACGAGCCAGTGGCTTCCCTATGGGCCTTCGGTCGCCGTTGAGAATGTCACTTTCATCGCCGCTTATTCCAGCGCTTCAGTTGCAGGAACTGCGCTCTCGGTAACGCAACAGGATCCGGGCACCGGCACCTACGCGCGCAATCCGTACCCCTCCGTCAGCCTGCGTAACATCACGTGGGAGGGATCGAACCCGAACAACGGCTTCTTGGGTGGTGCGTACCTGTTCGGTACTGCGCTCACCCAGATCGAGAATGTGTATTTCTGGGCAGCCAACGGCGATACGGCGTCGGTGATGCTGGCCTACGACACCGACGCGGCGATCCCGGTTGTCGTCGACCACTTCATCCTCAACCCGCGCATGCACGGCGGCGGGACGGCCATTCAGGTCGGCAACGCCACTACGACGAGCAACCTTGAGGGGTTCGACGTGGTGCGGCCGTCTTTCACCGGCAGCGTCCACGGCATCGTAGCGCAGAACATCACGGGTGGCTTCGGCGTCACGGGCGGCCAGATCAACACGACGCAGGACGGTATCGCGTTCCTGGGCGGCGTGACCGGCGGCCTCTACGTCAGCAACGTCGACTTTATTCAGGCGGGCACCGCGCACATCACGATCAACGGTGGAGCTGCGACGCTCAACATCGTCGGCAACAACTTCCTCTCGTCCGGCGGCACGGCGCAGACGGCAATCGTTCTCAACAACCTGCCGAGTTCCAACTCGAACGGCGTTCTGATCGGAAACAACACGTTCCGCAACTTCGCGAATGCGCCGATCTCGCTCACGGGCACCACCGATTTCGTCCACATGACCGGCAACATCAACCGGGCATCGGCGACGCTCTACACGGACACGACTGGCAACGGGCACAACACCGCCGTCGACAACAGCTTGGGCGGCAAGCTTCAGCCGTACACGGTTGGGCAGCCGGGCCTCGCGCAGTCTTTCGGCACGCTGGATATGTACTCGTCCGGCAACGCAGCCTCGGATGCGCAAATTCAAGTCTCGGGTGGCAATTCGTCTCCGCAGCAGGGGACGATCATTCTTCGCTCGGGGCTAGTCCAGAGTTTCGGATCGTTCATTCCGCAGTTCGACATCGGTTTCCAGCCGACCTACGTCACGACTTCGTCGACGACGGCGACTGTGCCGAGCTTCAAGAGCCAGTGGATCTACGCGCCCGGCTCCACAACGGCGAGCCTGACCGTTACGCTACCTTCGTTCGCGCGCGATGGACTTCTCCTAGAACTGGTGTTCGCCAATCCTGTTACGAGCCTGACCGTATCGCCCAACTCAGGGCAGAGCATTGTCGGCACGGCTGTCAGTGCCGCGTCGATAGCGGCGAGTACGACGGTCAAGTATTACTACCGCAGCTCGAATAGCAGTTGGTATCGGGCTCAATAAGCCTTCCGCTTCCCGCCCCAACAGCGGGGAGCCACTAACCCCGCCCGCCCTCAAACCACGGGCTCATCATGTCCACGACCAACCTTACCGCGCTCGTCGCCTCGTATCAGGCGGCGACGCAGCCGGCTGCCTACCCGACTGATCCGGTCGTGCTCACCAGCGCGCTCAACACTGCGCTCGCGGGCAAAGCGAAGGCCGGCGCCAACTCCGACATCACGAGCCTGACGGGGCTGACCACGCCGCTGTCACAGGCACAGGGCGGGCTTGGCAATGCTCGCGGCGATGTGTCGGCGCTCAGCCTGACGACGACGGGCGCGCCTCCCACCGTCACGGTCACGCTCGCCGACATCCTCGGCGCTCGGGTCGATGTGCATACCTTCGGCGCGATTGGCGACGGCACATCCCATCCTCTGTCGGAGAGGTTCGCCACGCTCGCGGCGGCCCAGGCTGTCTACCCGCACGCCACGGCGCTGACCGATGAGATCGATTGGGCGGCGTGGCAGGGGGCCATCGACTATGTTGGCCGCCTGCCCGGCGGCGGCATCGTGACCGGCCGCGCCAAGACCTACATCGTCCACCTTTCGAACATCGTCACCGTGGTCAGCGGCTACCGTTACGGGGCGCTCTCCGTGCCCTACAGCAACGTCGTGCTGGAAGGCGTTGGCCGCGGATTGACGGTGATCAAGTGCCGGTCAAATCTCGGCGCCTATGGCTGCATCCAGTTCATTGGCCCGAAGGCGGACGGCTCGCAGATCACGAACGTCGGCACGCAGCCGGCCTATCTGGAAAACGGCATCATCAAAATCCAGGCGAGTGGTTTCCGGCGCCTGACCTTGGACGGGAATTTCAACGGGTTTGACATCAACGGCGCTTCGGTCGCCGCCGCATGCGGCATCCGCAACTGCATCTTCACCGATTTCTATCTGAAGAACGGTCGCGGCTATGGCTTCGGCCTGGAGAACGGTGCCTGCCTCGAAAACACGTTCCACGACTTCATCATCGAGAACACGGCCCGCGACGGCATCGATATGAAGAACAACGGCGATGTTGGCGGCTTCAATCGGTTCTCCAAGGGCGTCTTGCGCTACATTGGCAAGGGATCGCTGCCGAGCGACCCGTTCACGGGCCTCGACATCTCTGGTCCCGGCAACATCGTGGAAGATGTCGTGATGACAGACTTCCTCACGGCGGCGAATGCCGGCCCTTACACGGACCCGGCCACCGGGCTCCAAGTCACCGACCCGGCCACCATCGCCGCCCAAGTCGCGGCGATGACGCTGGAAGAAGTCGTGCGGATGAAGCAGGGTCTCGTCGGTGACGGCCGCGGGCAGGGCGCGTGGTACAGCCGCGTCTCCGATGTCCGCATTGTCGCCCCGGCGGGCATTTCCTGCTCCTACGCGATCAGTGTCAAGGATCCGTTCTGCCGGATCCACGCGCCCCACATCCGGGGGCCATTCCCCATCGGCGTTGACGTGACGCAGCCGCATGTGTCGGTTCACAACCCCGACATCGACCTGTCGATCAACGTCGCTTCGTTCTCGGCCACCACAACCTCCGGCTCTACATCCGTCACCGTTGCCGCTCCGGGCAACTACACGAACGGACAGCGGATCGAGGGGCCGGGCATCCCTGCCGGGACCACTATCGTTTCCGGAGCCGGGACGACGACGCTGGTCATGTCGGCTGCGGCCACGGCCTCTGCGACTGTCCTCCTGACGGCCAGCACGCCGAACGGGTGGGGCGTGTGCTTTGAGGGGCCGGGCGGCACAAACACCTACGCCTACGCGCAGGCCGACTATGCCCAGCTTCACGGCGGGTCGATCAAGGGCTGCGTGCGCGGCGCTTCCATCCAGTGCGCCAGCAATGTCGTGAACGAGACAGTCTTCGAAGGATGCCTCTCGGACGTGCATGTCACCGGCTCCGGAGCATCGCGCCCCCGGATCATCGGTCCTGGCCCAATCGGCCCGTTTACCCCGGTAGCTTGGGCTGCCAATACCGCGGTAACCGCCGGGCAGATCGTACAGAGCAACAGCCGCTTTTACATCGCGGCAACTTCGGGCACGACGGGCTCGACTGCGCCCTCGCACGTGACCACGACCGGCCCGGTAAGCGATGGTGGGGTGGGCTGGAACTTCGAGGCGTATAACACCCGCTACCACATGGCCGGCGATGTCTCGCCCGACCTTGAGGTGCGGTCTGGAACGCGCGGTCGCGCAAAGAAGATCACGACCTCGTCGGGCGCGCTGTCGAACATCATCGAGGCGTTCAACGGCAATCTGGAGTTCATGAGCAACTATGCGGGCTCATTCTCCGGATTGACCCGCATGTTGCGCTTGGTCTTCACGTCCGGTTCCGTATCCGGATTGGAAGTCGATCAGGCGATTTCCGGCCAGCCAGTAGCTCTGAAGCCCTATAGCTCCGACACCAACGTTGACCTTCAGGTCGGCGGGATCGGGACCGGCAAACTCGCGATTGCGACGCCCGCGCAGCTTCCAGGCTACGCATTCGCTTCCTTGCCTTTGGCAGCCACCTACAGCGGCTGCACGGTTCGAGTCACGGATCGCAGCCAAAGGCTCGCCACCTCGGACGGTACGAATTGGCGGTTCGCGGACGGCACAGTTGCCGCCTAACCCCACCCGCTCCCCGCACCCCAAGGCGCTCAACATGAGATGGTTCGTGCTGCCGTTCTTGAGCGGGTTCCTGGCCTGCTATCTTGTCGCGTCGCTGGCTTTTGGGGCCACGTTGTACGCTTCGCAGCGGGTCGAGGTAGGGCAGGCAATCGCCTATGGCCCGCGATGGCCCATGATGATCGGGCTGCTGTGGGGGCGAAGTGAATGGCTTCGCGACCGCGCTGCCCCATGACTAATCCCACCCACTCCCCGCACACCAAGGCGGGAGCGGGTGATCTGACGCCGGGCGGCTGAGCGGCCGGTATTCCTTAAATCGAAAGACCTCCGATGAACCGCTTCCTGGCGGCGCTGGCGCTCGCCTGCGCGCTGTACAGTCATGCCTGGGCTGCCGACGCGGACGGCATCATCCCGGATCCGAAGCTCTCGCCCGGAGCCCAGCCGACGCAGGATCTGGACATCATCTGCCACCAGAAGACGGGCGAGCGCCGGCACACGACGGAAGCCGAGAAGAACGCGGTCTACCGCGCCTATGGGCTCAAGACCCACCGCTCTGGCTTCTGCTCCGGCCCGCACGGCTGCGTCATCGACCACATCACCCCGCTTGAATGCGGCGGGCAGGATGTGACGGCCAACATGTTCCCGCAGAAAGCGGACGGCCCATACAATCAAGCGAAGAAAAACAGGCTTGAGGGACTGTGCCACAAGCTGGTCTGCGAAGGCAAGATCACGCCAGCCCAAGGTCAGGCGTGGTTCATGCCGGACTGGCGCGTCGAATACGACAAGCGATTTGGCTCGAAAGGCAAGTCATGACCGGCCCCGTCTCCTGGCTCCTCGCGCGCCCGCTCATCACGCACACCCTGCTCGCTGCGGGCTACACGCTGCTGATCGCGACCGTGCTCGGGCTGCTCCACGTCGCGCACGCGCCGATCATCGCCACGCTGATCGTCTCGCCGTTCTGGTACGGCCGCGAGGCCGGACAGCGCGAGCACGACCTGAAGAACATGGGCGTCTCTCCGCTCTGGGCGTGGCTCGGGGCCGAGTTCGCCTTCAAGTGGGACGTGAGCAACGCGCAGCAGTGGGGCGTCGCCGCCGGCTCCAGCGCCGTCGTCGCCACGATCCTGACCATCCTGGGAGCGTGACATGGACCTGTCCCCGATCGGGCGCGCGGCCCTCAAGGCGCGCGAAGGCGAGCGGCTGACCGCCTACCGGGACTCCGTCAACATTTTGACGATCGGGGTCGGGATCACGACGGCCTCCGGGCTGATCACGGTCACGCCCGGCCTAACGATCACGGCCGCGCAGTCTGATGCGCTGTTCGCCAAGGCGGTCGAGAAGTACGTCGCCCCGGTTCGGGCAGCGCTCGCCAAGCCGGTGCCGCAGCCGTTTTTCGATGCAGCCGTCAGCCTCTGCTACAACATCGGCCCGGCCAACTTCGCGCACTCCTCGGTGGTTCGGCTTGCCAACGCCGGCAACCTGCCGGCGGCGATCGAGGCGTTCCTGATGTGGAACAAGCCCGCCGCGATCGTGAGCCGCCGCCAGGGCGAGCGCGATCAGGCGGCGCTCGCCTCCTACGATGGCGCGAAGGTCTACGCGCGCCGGGGCGATAAGAAGCCCGTAGCGGCCGTCGCGGCAGCTCCGGCGGTCGCAGCACCCGCGCCCGCTCCTGCTGCGGGCCTCCTGGCGCGCCTGCACGCCTTCTTCGCGCGAAAGGCCGCCTGATGTTCGCGATCCTGGGCTTCGTCTTCAATGCGCTCGGCCCGCTCGTCTCGTCCGTAATGGGCTACTTCACGGCGAAGTCGAACAACGCCGTCGCGACCAACGGCCAGAACGTCACGGGCGATGTCACGGTCGCGCAGGCGCAGATCAGCGCCCAGGTCGAGCAGCAGAAGCTCGCGGCAAGCGAGCGAGCGCAACTCGCCGAGAGCGCGTGGACGGTCTGGATGCTCCCGGAAGTGTTCGCGATCTCCAGCCTGCACTACGCGACCATCGTCATCGACTCGATCTTTCACCTGAACTGGCAGATCGCCAAGCTGCCCCCGCCCTTCGATGATCTTGAGGTCAAGATCATCATGACCGGCGCAGGTATCGCAGGCGGCGTCGCGGCCTACCGGCGCATCTTCGGGAAGTGACCCCCATGCTTAACCGACTTTCTGAGCCGTCCACCTGGGCGGCGCTCGCTGCCGCGTTCGGCACGATGTCGGCCGGCGCCCCGGCGGGCGCCGCGCCGTACCTCTGGGCCGCGACCGCCCTCTGCACGGTCGCCGGCATCCTGCTCGGCGAGAAACCGAAATCCGGCGGGAACTGAGCGCCGATCCCTCCCTCAACGGCGAAGGACCGCGCCTGTGAACCAGCTCGACCCGAACATCATCATCGAGATCAGCTCGAAGATCTCCGCGATCGACGAGCGGACGCGGGCGCTTCAGGCCGCCGACGCGCAGGCGCAAGTCAACGCCGATCACCGCCACCGCAACGTCATGGCGGCGATCGAGACCTTCGTGCCGCGGCGCGAGATCGAGGCGGAGCACAAGGCGATCCGGGCCTACGCTGAAGAGCTGGCCCAGGACGCCCGCGACCACTGCGACACCAACCGCGAGGCCGTGCTGACGCGCGTGAGCGACGTCGAGGGCTCGCTCGGCGACATCCACAAGACCGCCAAGTCGCTGCGGAATTGGATCTTGAGCGCGATCGGCAGCGGCTTTCTCGGCGGCCTCGGGCTCCTCGCCACGCACTTCCTGCACCTGAAGGGGTGGGCTGATTGATGACGGTTGAGGCGCGCGCGCAGGCTGAGCGCGAGATCGCAGCGGTCAATGCTGCCATGATCGAAGGCTGCGGGTTGGGCTTCTGCTCAACGAAGCCCTCCGCAATCCGCGTTGCCGCGCGCCAGTTGGGTGTCGACCGCAATGCCCTGCGCGAGCGCGTCGGCACGCCCGAGCAGCCCGGCCGGTATTTCCGGCAGCATGGGCTCATGCCGGATTGGTCGCTGGCGGCCAAGGCTGATCCGATCATCGTGCCGGAGGCGCCGCGCTGGTCCGCGCCGCGCATGTCCGAGGCTCGGCGGCACCGCCCTGTCGAGCCCCCCCGTCCGGGCGAGACAATCCGCGTCCTCGCTCTCGGCGACGTGCACGCCAAGCCCGGCCGCTCAACTGAAACCGTGACGCTCGCCGGCCGCCATGCTGCCGCGACCCGCCCGGATCACATCGTTCAGATCGGCGACTGGCTCAGCCTTGATAGCTGCTCCATGCACAGCGCCAAGGGCTCTAACGGTCACCAGAAGCTGCCGACCTTCGTAGAGGATCTCGAGGCGGGAGAGGAAAGCCTCGCCGCCTTCGACGCAGAATGCCCGCGCGACATCCCGCGCGACATCTGCCTCGGCAATCATGAAAATCGCGGATGGCGCTGGGCGGATGCCGAGCCGAAGATCGCGAGCGACATCCCGCGGCGCATCACGGACCTGTTCGGCTCCTACGGCTGGACGACGCACGACTACGGGAAGGTGGCGATGATCCACTCCGTTGGGTTCGTGCACGTACCGCTCACCGTAATGGCCAAGCCGTACGGCGGGAAGAACTCCGAGAACACCATCGCCAACGACCTCACGCATTCTCTGGTGTGGGGGCACGATCACCGCTTCCGGTTCAAGCAAGTCGCCAAGATCGGAGACAACAACCGGATCGGGCTCTGTAACCTCGGCACCGCCATGCCATGGGGCGTAACCGAAGACTACACAGTCGGAAATTCTGGCTGGACTTATGGGACCGTTGACCTTACAATACGCGACGGTCAATTGGTCGGAGCACGTTTTTTTGATGCGATTGAACTCAGACAGATGTATGGGTAGTCAGATCGGCGTCTCTCGTGCTCGTGAGGTATTCTCCTACGACCCGGAAACTGGCCGCCTGATATTTCGCGCGAGAGATCCGGATGCGGGGTACAACCACGGCTGGAACAAGCGTTGCGCTGGCAAGCCGGCCGGCAAGATCGATACGAGGGGATACTACCAAGTGCGCGTCGATGGCGTTCAGGTGCTCGCCCACAGGATCGTCTGGCTTCTGCATCACGGCGCAATGCCCGACGGGTGGCTCGACCACATCAACGGGGACTCGCGAGACAACCGTATTGAGAACCTGCGCCCTGCGTCCCCCAGCGAGAATGCCCACAACAAGAAGATCCGTTCGGACAGCCTGACCGGCATCAAGGGCGTCAGCTTCGTGAAGAGGACAGGTCTCTGGACGGCCCGCATCCAGAAAGAGGGACGCCGATTCAGTCTCGGGTACTTCACCTCGGCAGATCAGGCCGCCGCCGCCTATCGGACCGCAGCCATGAGCCTTCACGGCGACTTCGCTCGTGTTGCTTGAACACATAGGTACGACAGTGGACGGAACCCTCATCGCCGATCAGGTCGATAGCGCGGCCCCTGTAACCGCAGAGATCGCTCTGGCTGACACCTTCAAGAAGTCCGACGCCGGCAAGCCGACTTTCGACCTCCTCCCGTGGGATGCCCTGGCGTCCGTCAGCCGCGTGCTTGAGCACGGCGCCGAGAAGTACGGAGCTGGAAACTGGGAGAAGGGCACCGACTGGCTGCGCTACTGGAACGCCACCCTGCGCCACCTGACGTCGTGGCTGCGCGGCGAGGACAAGGACCCGGAGACCGGCGAGAGCCATCTCGCGCACGCGGTCGCGAGCATCCTGATCCTGCTCGCCATGAGCCAGCGCGGGCTCGGCAAGGACAACCGCGGTCGAAGCTGAATTTCAAACCCGCCCGGCAAATCTGCCTGGCGGGTTTTTTCATGCCTGCAATCCGGCTCAGCACGGATGCCGCCCCCGATCGCGACGGTGGGTCTGATAAGCGAGCCCGGCCAGCTTGAGCCGTTGGGTTCGTGTCATGGTGAGCAAGATTTCCGCAAGCGCGCGCCCCTCCTCGTCGCCACGCTCGCGGGCAAGCTCGATACAGAACCGAACGTCGGCGTTTTTCACGTTGCCGTCGTCGAGGACGATGTGCAGCGCCCCCCATGCCGGTTCGTGCCAGCGATAGGCGCGAAAACGGTCGAGCACTTCGGGAATGGTCGGCCTGTTGACCGTCGTCACTGTTGATCCTTTCGTGATGGCGGAGCCCCGGTCCGCCATACTCAGGCCAGCACCGCGTCGATCATCCGCGTGAAGCACAGCGGCAATCCGCGTGGTCCTGTCCCGCTCACGTTCCGCTCGTGCAGCCCTTCGGCAAGCATGACCTCGCTCGGCTTGCGCAGTTCGGCGAGCACGGCGCGAACAATGGCTTCGCGACCTGCGTCGCTCAGGTTCCCGTAATCGCCTGTCTCGGGATCTGCGAAGCAATCACAGAGGCGCTTCATATCGTCGTTCACTGCCGTCTCCCTGGTATTTCGGAGGCCCCGTCCGTCTCACTGTTTAGCCGGGGCTAAGTCGGCCGCAGATCGAACCGGACCAATGCGGGGCGGCGAACCGCCAACCTGCCGGCGTCACTATGACCGGATCGCGTGCGCATCTTCCAGCCGAAGCCAGGGCGCCGTTGAGGTCAGGGAGTTCGTTTCGGGTTCCTGCCCCGTGCTCGGGTTGCCGCATTGGTCCGGTTCGATCTGCGCCGAAGCTCTCACTTCGGCTCAAAGAACCGCTCGCGATGGTCGCTCTGCCAGTTTACGGCGTCAGGCTTCGGCTTGGTCGCGATGCTGATGAGCTGATTGCGCGTCAGCTCAGGGCCGCCGTTGATCCGGTACAGGCCGGGAATGTTCTCGCGCGTAACCGTGTGCCCGAGCCGTTCAAGCTGGCGGATGGCCGCCTGTGTCAGATCCGTTTCCATGTCGTCCTCGCTAGTATGGGGGAGATCGCTACTTCCTGAAATCGTTCGTAAGCCGTTGAAGTATCAGGCGGCAGGCGTGGGAAGATCACCGCCGGCCACAACAGAGGCCCCAACAGCGGCACGTTCAAGCAGGACGGCCCCGAAATCCTGCAAGAGATCCACGATCACCTCTTTATGGTAGCCGTCGCGCTTCTGAAATGCCTCAAGAGCGTCGGCAATCAGCGCCTCTTTTGTCTTATTCTCGGCCCCATCAGCGGCCCCAACTTGCGCGGCGGATTGGGCGGACAGTTTGGCGATTGCCTCGCGCACGGTATTGGCTTCGCGATGCATACCGTGTGAGACTAGGTAGAGCCTGATCCCCTCTAGTCTTTCATGGAATGGCAACATGCTTTGTGCTCCTCAGAATTACTTGCCGAAACGGCTGTGATCGCTTCCGTCGAACCCCCTAGCGGCCGAACAGGTAGTCGGTGAGGGCGCAAAACTCCTCGTGGTCAAGGTTCTCGACCTCTTCCCGCGTCATCCCGAACAGCCACGCGACCATTTCGACAAGGTGCTTGATGTGATGCATTGCGCTTCCCCTGGTATGGCGGAAATCCCAGAAATCGGAAATTCTCGTTAAGTGCCTGAAGTATCAGGCCGCAGCCGTTGTTTGATCCTCGTCGGTCCCAACTTCGGCCCTAACAGTGAGCGCGGCTTTGGCTCGTCGAAAATCACGGCCCCGCAGCTTCTCGCTCACCGGCACCTCGGCCCTGGTTGAAAGCTCCAGCACCTGATCGTCATTGACGTACTTCATGTGCTCCGCGTCGCAGACGGCAGCGAAGGGCTCTAGCGCCGCTCGCAACTGATCATTCTCGGCCCCAACAATGGCCCTAACTCGCGCTGCGCGAAGGGCGGAGATTTCATCGGCAGCCTCGCGTACGACGGCGGCCCATGCACTGCTCCGGCAATCCTCTAGTTCTGACGATACATCATGAAGCCTTTGCAGAAGGTCCGACATTTCTTTGTTCTCCGCTAAAATACTTGCCGAAAGGTCCGCAATCCCATCCGCCATCAGCGGCGGAAGCTGTAGTGCCAGCACAGCCGCATCTGCGCGCCCTCATACCGGCGGTCGAAATCGCGTGTCGGGCGCTTGACCCGCATCAACAGCCGCGTCGCGAGGCTGTAGTGCCAGGGGCGCAGGCTTCGGCGCTTCGTCTTGTATCGCTTGATCATCTGCTCCCCCGGTTCGTTTCCTACCGTCTCCGCCATCATCCGGCGGCGTTGTCGGCGATGGCTGCGTCACACTTGGCCGTCAGGTACGGCGAGCAGCACCGCTTGGCGCACCGCCTGACCTCGGCCTCCAGCCGCTCCGCACGGGCGAGGGCGGCGGCGAGATCAGCCTTGGCCTCGCGGTGCCAGAACTTCAGGGTGTTATGCTCGGCGGCGAGTTCGTCGTGCTGCTTGATCCAGTAGGCGACGGTGTCGGGGTCATCAGACATACGTTTTCCCTACGATAGAATATCCGACAGGTTTTCCCGACAGGATCGAGGCCGGTTTGACCGGCTCCGGGCGGCCCCGGCGCACTGTCGGAAAAACGGCCGCTTTCGCTACACGTCGCTTAGGTTGCGACCTCGACCAGCCGCCCCTCGCGGTAGGCGTTGACGAGTGCGGCGACGAAAGCCGCGTTGGCCTTGCCCGGAAGCGGCTCAAACTCATCGGCTCCGGTCGCGCAGTAAAAGTTGCCGAGTTCCGCCGGGTAGCCATGCGCGATCCCGACGACATCGGCTTCATCGAAGTTCGGCCCTGGCACGTACCGCCACGCGCCCGGCGTAGCGGCATCACTCAGTTGTTTCAGGTCGCTCACCTTGGCCCCCATTTCTGATGTCGTGAATACGACCGTCATTCCGGCGCGGCCGGCGCGTCCGTTTTGTCGGACAGCGGCTCATAGACGGGCTTGTCGAGCGCATACAGCATCTCCGTGAGCTGCCAGCGCAGAGAGGCAATCGGGTCGTCGCCCTCTTCCTCGTCGCATGCCTCGACCGTCACCGCGTCAGTGTAGCCGCCGCCGGTATAGACCTCGGAGATGAAGTATCGGCCGTAGGGCTCGCCCGTGACCGGGTGCTTGTGCTCCGTCTTGACGACGCGGTACGTCCACATCTCTACACCTCTGTTCCTGATGTCGTGAATACGGCCCGGTTTTCCGACCACTAGATATTGTGGTCGAGCGGGGCGCCGGTCGCCTTGGCGATAGCTTTGCGGATGAGCGCGTGCGTGCGGCTGCCGTAAGTGGCCCTGCGGTCGCATTCTAGGATCATCTGTGCATGCTTCAGGGCGGCCAGCATGTCCGGTGCGGCGGCCATAAGCCGGGCGTTCGCCCGCGCTTCCTCCAAGGTTGCCGTCATCGCACGCCCCATGCTCGCAACCTCGATGTGATCGGGGGTCACACAGGAGACCGTCACGTCATGCGGGCCTGGAGCATCGGAAACAGCCGGGTCCGCGAAGTCATGGACGAACCAGGGACCGGGCGTGTGCTTGCTCATTGATACCTCCTGGCCCTAGTCGGCCGGCTCGATGCCGCTGGCCTGAAAAACGACCGTTTGGCCGACACGGACGAGCTATGCGTCCCCGTCTTCCTCTTCGCACTCAAGGTCGGACACCGCCTCAAACAGCAGGTAGGCGTCATCACGGTCGTCGAATTTGATCGTCACGGCATCGCGCGAGCCGCCATCCTCCGGGTGCAGCTCGACGCCCGACGCGCGGGACAGGAGCTTGATCAGCTTCACGGGGTCCATCTTGGGTTCTCCAGGGTCGGGTGCGGGGTCATTCCGAACGCAAGCTAAGGGGCATTATCGTGCGTTCGGCGGGGCGAGCGGTCCCGCGTAGGTGAACCACTGATCGCCCGGCTCAGCGAATGACGGCCCGTGCTTCTCAGGGTCGTACTTGCCCTCGGTCAGCAGCCCGTAGTGGACCGCCACGCGCTGGATCGTGCCGCCGTCCACGTCTTGGCCGTCAAAGGCGGGCTCGATCATCTCTCGGGCAAAGGCGGCCAGCTTGGCATTCTCGGCCTCAAGCCCGCGCAGCCGCGCCAACTCCTCAACCGGCACCATCTCGCCGACGAGTTCTGTCGCGCTGATCAGCGCCGCGTTCAGGGCTCGGTCTAGCTCGCTCATCTCGTCCTCTCAGTGCGCGGTTGGCGCGGCCAGGGCGGCGCGACCGGCGTCCGTGATCGAGTAGATCGGCCCGTCGTCGCCGAGATCCTTCCCGACGAGGCCACGCTTCACGAGCCCGAGGAACAGGAGATGCGCGCACATCACCTCCTCGCTCTCGATCTCGCCGGGCGCGTCCGGCCCGTGTGTCAGAAATTCGAGCGCCTGCCGCTCAACGGGTGTTAGGGCCATGTCCTGTCCTCTCAGTCCTGCGGGGTGTTTCATCCGGTTGAACGCGTCTGACCGGACGAGACGGCGGCGCCCCACCGCGTCAGTGCCGCCTCCAGCGGGCTCTGCTCGCCAGAAATCAAACCCCTGCTGGAAGCGTTCTTTTTGGCTACCAGGGCCGAGCGCCGCTCGGCCTTCTCTCGGCGGGCGCGCGCGATCCGGTTGGCGGTCTCGAACACGACCGCGAACGCGGCGCCGATCTGCCACTGAACGGGTTTGCGCCGCAGCCCGGCCTCCGTCCGCCGGTAGGGCGAGCCGGGCGCAGCCAGCCGGGCCACGAACCCGATATCCTCCAGAACAGCCAGCGCACCCCTGATCTGGGCTGCCGACAAGTCCAGCTCGGCGTGCGCAGCCAGCGCGATCCGGTCCACCGGGAAGCTGCGGCCGAGCCGGCCCGGCGCGGTGTGGAAGCGCGCCAGGAACACGGCCAGCCGCATCACGGCCTCGCCGTTCCGCAAGCCCCTGCATGCCTCGGTCAGCCGCTGCGCGATGACGCGCGGTAGGCGGTATCTCATCCTTCCCGGTCCCTGTCGGGCCGCGGTCCAGGGTCCAGGCAAGCCTCTCCTGTTGCCGGAATTGCCGTTCCGGCTTGACGCCAGGGGCGCCGTGTGGCTTGTAGGAGGTCTCACACGGTCTCCTACAAACCATCAGGTTTTCGACAGCCTCGTCCTTGCCGGGACGGGGCTGTTGGCTTTTGTGGGCTATCTCGCGGCGTTGCGCTCCTGCTTCGTGACCGCTCATGTCGGCCGAGCCGCGGCGAAAAGTCAACGACACGTTACCGACCCCAGCACAAGCATGCTGTCGTGCTAGTACGCTAGCATCCAGGCGTGCCGGCGCACTGCCGTAACGGTTTGCTAGGATGGCTGTGCATAAGTATGCCAGCCTGCCAGCAAACCAGTGGGGCCGCCCGTGCGCGTTCTGACCCTCGTCACCCAGAAGGGTGGCACCGGAAAATCCGCCTTGACCGTGAGCCTCGCCGTCGCGGCCGAGGCTGCCGGCGAGCGCGTCTGCGTCCTCGATCTCGACCCACAGGGCACGTCCGCGAGCTGGTACGAGACCCGTACCGCCGAGACGCCGGCTGTGCTCGACCACAACCAAGCGGGCTCGGTGCCCGAAACGCTGGCGCGGCTGAGCGCTGCCGGCTTCACCCTGACGATCATCGACACGCCGGGCATCGACAGCCATGCGACGCGCGGGGCGATGCGTGAGGCCACGCTGGCCCTCGTTCCCGTCCGGCCGAGCGAGGCCGACGTAAAGGCCACGATGCCGACCGTGCGCGCCCTGGAGGGCATGGGGCGGCCGTATGCCTTGGTCATCAATCAGGCCCCGACCAACCGTCAGGCGCGGCTCACGACGGCCGTCACGATGCGGCTGAGCACGTCGGGCGAGGTCGCCCCCGTGCCGGTCGCCGCGCGGATTGATCACCAGTACGCCTATGCCTTGGGGCAGGGCGTCCATGAGTATGCCCCCGCCGGTAAGGCTGCGGCCGAGATCGGCGAGTTGTGGGCATGGGTCAGCAAGCGAATGGGAGCGCGCGATGGCACCGCCGAAAAGAAACGCCGCGCTTGAGGCTCTGGGCGGGGCGCCGAAGGTGACAGAGGCCCCGGCCGCCGCCGAGCCGGCGCCTGCACCCGTCAAGCCCGCGAGAGATGTGGCTAAGGTCATGCTCTACCTGCACCCGAAGGTGGCGCGGAAGTTCAAGGAGATCGCCTTCACGGAGGACCGGAAGGCGCACGACGTTTATCTCGACGCCCTCGACGCCTACCTGACGGCGCAAGGGCACGGTGGGCTCACTGGCGTGATAGGACGCTAGTGTGCTGGTATGCTGTCATGCCGCCTCCTGCTCGGCTACGTCGCCGTAAAACCCGCGCGCGTTGAACCAGCGCAGCAACCGCTTGGCCTGCTTCTGCGCGGAGGCGTCCTGGGCCTCGCGCTCGAACCCATGTTCCATCATCGGGAGGAGCATCGTCAGCGCCTCGCCCATCTTGGAGCCCTCGACGACCTCCAAGACGCCGCGGGCGAGCAGATCCTCGACGAAGTAGTAGTAGGTCATGGCGAACTTGACCGACGACTGCCCCTCGAAGCCCATCTCTTTGATGCAGTCGGCGCAGAGCGCGGTCGTCATGTTGAGCAGCCGGCGCTGACGCGCGTTGGACAGATCGATGAAGGGCTCTCGCAGGCAGTCGATCAGGAGCGCCTGGAGGTGCTTGCCTTGCCGCTCGACCTCCGCCGGATCGCCGCCGAAGACGTTGGCGAAGGCGAGGGCCGCCGCCAGCGAGGCGGGGATCGCCAGCTCGATCCGCTGCCGCTCGGTCAGAGCAGGCGGGGGGACGTAGCCGGCGGCGAGCCGGCGCTTGGCCTCGCCCATTAGGCGGCCTCCCGCGACTGGGCGGCCTGGGCCGCGAGCATCCGCCGATAGTGCCGGATCGACCCGGACAGGCTCCTGGCGCTCCGGTAGCCGTATCGCTCGACCAGGCCCTCGACCGTGCCGGCGCGGCCCGAGATCGCATTCTCGTAGGCGGTCACGACCTGTCTGGCCCGTTCATAGTCGGGCGCGCGCGGGGCCCACTTGCGAAGGCCGCGCACTGCGCCGGCGACCGCCGCCTGGCTGCGGCCCATCTCGTCCGCGGCTTCGTACGTCGTCATTCCGCGCTCGACGCACAGGTATCGCGCTCTGGCGCGCTCATCCGCGGACAGCGGTGTTCGGCCCCAGTTATATCGGACGCTCATGGCGCAACCTTTCGAGGGAGTGGGATCAGGCGGCGGCCTGCATTTCGGCCATGCGCATCTGCCGACGGATATGAGAGACGCGCACCCGTAGGGAGAGCCCGCTTGAGAAGCCGAGCCGTCCGGCCAAGGCGAGGCGCTCACCGCGCGGCGTCGCCTCGTAGGTCTCGACGATCCAGCGGGCGCGCTCAGCAACCCCGGACGGCGTCGGCCGCCCCCTGGCGGCACGAACGTCATCCCCGGCGTAGCGGTAGACCGTCGCCGGGCTGCACCCGATATCGATCGCGATCCTGGAGACCTTGCGGCCGCGCGCGACCATCTTCCGCATTTCGGCGATGTCGTGATTGGTGATGAAGCGGCCCCGCATCACGCCGCCTCGCGCAGTTCGACGAGATCGGCGGACTGCTGCATGTACTTGCGCACGGTTTTGTGGTTGCGCTGCATCTCTCGCGCGATCTGCCTGAAGCTCGCGCCATCTCGCGCAAGCTCGTGCATGCGGGCGATGTCCTGTTCCGAGACCCGGCGCCAAGGCAACAAGCCTCGCTGCCGACGAAGCCTATGGACCGCGACGTGGAGCGACGTGACGCTCGCGTAGCCGTACCGCTCTGCCAGGTCCTGAAAATTGCCCCGCTCGGTGGCTGCGTGATCCCGCAGTAGCCTCTCTAGCTTGCTGCGCTTGCGGTCCTTCCTGATGTCGTGTGCGTAGCGCCGCGGCGGGCCCTCGCTGCAACCGACTTCGGCGGCAATGTATGCGTAGGAACGCCCGGACGCGGCGAGAGACCGGATGCGCTCGACGTCGACCTTCCGACGCTGCCCTTTGGGGATCAGGTCTCCAGTGTACTGACGAACGGTCCCGTGGTGGCGCTTTGTTGCCCGCGCGATCTCAATGATGCCAAGGCCGGCGCGCGCCATCGCGCACATGCGCTCGACCTCAAGCGTCGTGACTGGCTTGATCCGCATCACGCCACCTCTCGTCCCGCGGCACGGATCGCCCGCTCTCTCGCCCGAGCCCGGTCCCGCCGTCGCTGCTCGCCCAAAGCACTGCGCACGGTCGACTCCTCGGTGTTCAGCACAGCCGCGATGCGCTCGACGTCGAAGTCGGGCTCGAATGTGTGCAGGGACTCGATCTGCCGCTGCTGGTACAGATCCGACCGCGACGGCGGCTTGGGGTATCGCGAGATCAGGTCGAGGAACCAAGTCTTCGTCTGTGCCACCTCGATCTTCGTGAAGGTGACCTTCTCGGGATTGAGCAGGATGAAGGCGGCGAGATCTTCCTCGGCGATGCAGACCGCCCTGCCGCTCCCAGTCTGGGCGGCCGAAGCGGAGTCCGGATCGCGCGGCTCGGCGATCAGCAGACCCGTGTGGATCCAGCGCCGGATCGTCGTGAGGCTCACGCCGAGCGCGGCGGCGACGCCGAGGCCACTCATGTAGCTTGTGTCGGTCCCGGACAGCCCGCGGCGCTTGAGGTGGTGCTCGACAGCGAACTGCGTCCGCGGCCAGCCGTTCTCCTGCATCGCGGAGGCGAGGCGATGCGCCGGCCAGTGAAGGCGCTGTGTGACGAACGCCTCCTCGGCGGCCGACCAAGGGCGCCGCTCGACGCTCCGCGCCCGCAGTCCCAGCTTGTTCGCGCGGCGGCGCACCCAGCTCCGCGTCCGGCCAAGGGTGCGCGCTGCATCCGTCCACGGGTTCTGGCTGCCGCTCTCGTGCGCCCGCCGGATCACGGCATCGGCCCACTCGGACGATGGCTCTTGGATGTCGGCGGCGCGCTGCGCGATCCCGTACCGGCGCGCCGTCTTGATCACGGCCTCGGCGGTCGCGTTGCCGAAATGCTCCGCGCACGCCTTGGCGCCGAGCGTGAGATAGTTCTCGCGCAGCCACGCGATCTCTGTCGACTTCCAGACGCGGCGGGGCATCGCCTCAATCTCCGAAGAACGTGCCGACGTTCGGCAGCGCGAAACGCTTGGCGGTGATGGTCCGGTTGCGCCGCAACCAGTCGAGCTGCTCGCGCATCTGCTCGATGAGGTCGGTGATCTCGGCGAAGTCGGTGATGTCGAGGGACTCGGTGATCCGCTCGGCGTCGTCTTGCGTGAGCGTGAACGTCACCGTGGCGAGGCGCTCCTGATGCGCCAGCACGACTCGGCGCAGGACCTCATGAAAGCTGTCGTCGGCACCGAGCGCGGAGATCAGCTCGCCGTACTCTGCGCGGGTCGCCCAGATGATCAGCGGCATGCGGTTATCGCCGGGCATAGCCGTCCTCCGGGATCGCCACGTTGAGCGCCCGCTCGATCGCGATCCTGGCGCGCCGGACGCGCTTCTGCGCCTCGTCTGACAGGCTCGCGCCGCTGATCGCCTTGCTGGTCAGGGTGATGGCGCCGAAGGCGTCCCGCGCCTCGCAGAGCGCTTCCCAGACCTCGGACGAGACACCGATGCTATTCGGATATCGAACGATGCTCGAGGCGCATTGATTTACGACGAAACTCGATTTCATAGTCTCCTCCAGCATTAATGTATGTTTCTGTTCAGTAGATCGCCGAATTCCCGCCTGCATTCGCGCGCATTGCGCGAAGCTATGCGCAGAGTCTATGGCAGCCGCTCAAATCACATCGGCTTTCGTCAGCCGATGTTCATCATTGGGGTCGCATCGATCTGGCGCGCGTAGGGTGTCTGAGACCAAAATGCGGAGTTCGTCGTTTCTACGGGCCAGCCAGTACAAATTTCTGGCTTGGTTCAGGCTCACGAGAGCCGCGTCGATGCCCTTCAGCGTCGATGTGACGTCCCGGCGGTCCTGGCAGAGAAGGAGCGCAGTCAATGCTGTGGAGGCGTCCAACAAGCGGTCGTGAGCGTCGGCCAGGCGCCGCTCCTTCGGGGACGTGTGCATGGGATTGGTCTCGGGGTGGCGAAAGCGCCATCAACAACTTGATCCTAGATCAGGATCGTGAAACGGCGCAAGGGCTGTTTCAGGAAATGAAAAAAATATCGGGATGTGGCCTCGCCGCCCCTCCACAGGGAAGCGGGGCTGTGACATATAGCGCTCGCTACTCCTGATACGTAGCCGCCCGCATCGGCACCATCTTGCAGGTGTATAAAAAGAGGCGCACGCAACCGCCCCGCCGTTTAATCCCCGGCCGCGCGAAAAAGTCATCCACAGGCGGCCGTCCAACCCTTGGCTTGTTCTCTGTTTGTTCCTACCATGAGAAAACAATGTCGGAGAGAGAGGAAATGATCCGGGTTCGGACGGCGTACCAGATCGTCGGATCTCTCCCGATCGACAACTTCCCGCGCGCAGCGGCTGTGCTGCGCAGGGTGATCCGCATCCTCGACAACAATTACGCCGATTGCTGGGGCGCCAAGATCGGGATTGACGCGTCGGTTCTGGACACCTTCGCGACGGACCCTGTCGACAGCGATATCGTCGACGCCGCGCTGGAGATCGTGATGAGGCTCCCGCGGGATAATATGCTGGAGACGCGCGTGATCCTGGATCACGTCGTTCGGTATTTTGTCTCCGACGTCCAGAAGCACTGGAGCCAGATCGGTCGCGGCCCGATCCGCGAGCTGCTGCGCGTGATTGAGGGCGGCGCGGCTTAACGCGCGCTCGCCAGATGGTTCGACCGCTTCGGGGCAACCGGTCCGCCGCCCATCATGTCGCGCTTCCGCTTCCGGGCATGGCGGATCTCCTGGATCCGCTCCCGGTACGAGGGGAGAATGGTCCCGTCGAGCCCGCGATAGATCCAATCAGTCGTGAGGCCGGGGAAGCGGTCACAGATCGCGATGGCGGCGTCGGACGTGATTTTGTGGATGTCCCGCTCGTACTGCGACCAGGCCGGCTGCTTGATCCCGACGACCGCACACCAATCCTGCTGCACCGTGTACCCGAGGGCTTCGCGCAGGATGCCAAGCCGAGCCGCGGTTGCCTCCCTGGATGAGGGCGGGAAATCCGTGTCGATCACCAGAGCCTCTTTCTTTGGCATGCCTAAAACATATGCCGCCGGCCCGCGAATCGCGAGGGCCGCAGATGTATGACACACCCCACCAGTTTCAGAAACGTAAACCATAGCCGTAGCCCCTCCAAGGCCCCTTGCGCCGATATAAACTTCCTGATATCCGTTTCAGGATGTTGAAACAGATCTTCACCCCCAGCGAGGCGTTCGACGCCCTTGGCGGCACCGACGCCGCCGCCAAGATCGTTGGGCGGTCGAAGCCCTGGGTCTCCAACCGCCGCAAGCTTAACCGTTTGCCGGCCCATACGTTCCATACAATGTATCCAGCATTAATTGAGGCTGGTTACAAGCCGGATTTATTGATTTGGGAGGCCATACCTCCCGAATTTCTAGAGATTGGCGGCAAGACCTAAGGTCTGCCGCCTCGCGAGGCCCCTCGGGGCGGCTCCCTATGGAGCGTTTCCTCCCTATGACTGGCTCGGGCTTCGGCCCGAGCCCCTTTCCTCCGAAAATCGGTAGTTTAGGGATGGAATGGTCCGAGCACCTCTATGGGTTCGCCACGCAAGCGGCCAAGAAGTCGAAGGACTCGACCAAGGTCGGCGCTGCTCTGATCGCTCCGGATGGCAAGACATGCTTGCTGCCTGCTTTCAACGGGCCTCCAATCGGCGTCGAGGATCTTCCCGAGCGCTTTGAGCGGCCGGCGAAATACCTGTTCGCCTCGCATGCTGAGCAGAACCTGATCTCGTTCGCGGCGCGGCACGGTATCCGCACCGACGGATGCCACGTCTATGTGACACATTTTCCGTGTGCCGGGTGCTCCCGTTCGCTGATCCAGGCCGGCATCCGCAAGGTCTTCTTCGGCCCCGGCACGACCAGCATGCCCGCCGAGGAGTTCGAGGCCGCCCGCGAGATGTTTTTCGAGGCCGGCGTCGAGTACCGGCCGATCACCTGCGAGGCCCTCTAATGGCCCGCGGTCCCGAACACGCGGTCCAGACCCCGATCGTGAAGGCGCTGCACGCGCTGTACGACTGCCGGGTCGCCTCCAACAACAACGGTGGCTACCGCACCCGCACAGAGGCGTATGCGCTCGCCGATCTCGGCACCTGGGCGGGCTATCCCGACCTGTCGATCTTCGGCCGGCTTGAGCGGATGTTCTTCATCGAGTGCAAGGCCAAGATCCAGGCCCGCGAGCGGGCGGTCTCCCCGTTCGACCGCTTCTGGTCGCTGTCTGCCTCGCAGAAGGTCGCCATCCCCGAGCTGCGGGATCGCGGGTTCCGGGTCGCCGTCGTCGACAACGTCGAGGAGGCCATCGCGGCCGCCCGCGACTTCGGCCTCGGACCCAAGCTCAAGATCGTGGCGCCCGCGCGCCTTGCGACGGGGTTTTGAGATGGCCGACGAAGCTCCCAAACCGGGCAAGCGCGTCCAGCGCATCTTGGATCGCTGCGAGCGCGGGCAGGTGCTCTGCCGCGGCCACCGCCCCGAGACGTGGTGGTTCGAGCCGTCGGGCATCGCCTGCGGCTCAACCAGCGCCCGCAAGGCCGTCGATCTCGGCCTCGTCGCCCCGATCTCCGGCGACCTGTTCGGCGACGGCACGGCTCAAACCTACGGAGTGGCGTGATGCTCCTCGCCTGCGTCCTGTGGCTGCCCTTCCTCTGCTCGACGCTCGTCGCGTGCGGCGCGATCCTCGGCGTTCGGCCGATCGTCACGATCATCCTGCTCGCGATCATCATCGACCTTGCGCTGGTGATCTCGTGAGCTGCCCCGAGTGCAATTCCGGGCTCTGGATCCCGGCGTGCGGAATGCGCCTGTGCCTGCCCTGCGGCACGCGCTTCGTGGCGCCGTCAGGCGGCAGGGCGGCGGTCGACGCCCGCGAACGCGCCAGGCGGACGCCCGAACGCATCCGCGAGCAAACCCGCCGTGGCTACCTGCGCCGGCAGGCCCGCGCCGAGGCGGCCGAGAGCGGTCGCCCGGTCGAGCAGATCTATGCCGAATGGGGGGTCGCATGAGCCGCCGCAACCCCTGCCTCGACGCCGCGATCACGGTGCTCCTGGAGCACGGCCTCTCCTACATGGTCGAGTACGGCGGCAAGCATATCAAGCTGCGCTACTCGGTCGGCGGCCGCGCGTGCTGCCAGACCGTCCCCGTGTCCGGCAGCGACAAGCGCGGGCCGCTCAACACCCGCGGTCAGGTGCGGCGGTGCATTCGCGATGCGGGGGTGGGCGCGTGACCAACCCCTTCCTCGACCTCGCCGAAGCCCAGACCCCGCGCCCGGTGAAGGCGCGCCAGCAGGCTGCCCGCAAGGCGGCCGAGACCCGCGCGAACAACAAGCAGGAGGAGGAAGATCGCATCCTGCTCAGCCAGTTCCTGGCGCATCGCCGTGAGGAGCGCGAGAGCCTGCTCGCCGGCCCGTTCGGCGCCGAGGTCAAGGGCCTGCTGTCGTTCGCCCGGACCATGACGCTCCAGTCCGCGCCCGAGCTGATCGAGCGCGTCGCCCGCGCCGAATGGATCAAGACCATGTCGGTCGATGATAAATTTGTGCTCCTCCGAGTCATCAATACAGCAATCGTGAATTTGCGGGTCCGCAATGGATTGGCGCCGTTAGACGATGCGCTTTGGTGCGATAGCCCGCGCGCGTTCCACATAGTCAAGACTCTGCTTGGGCTCGACGGCAAATGATCAAGAAAGCACTTGACCAGTTCGCCGCAGCCTCTAACAAATCTTGGCTCTTGGAGCGCTCCGCCACCGTTGGCGCATCGTCGGTCGGCCAATGCGCGAGGAAGGTCTGGTTCGAAAAGAACGCGGACGATCCCGAGAGCCCGCAGCCTGATCCCGAGTACGTCGACCGCTGGGGGGCCAAGGAGCGCGGCACCTTCTACGAGACGCACTTCTGGAACCCGGCCATGAAGATGGCCTTCGGGGACGACGCCCTCTTCTGCGGCGACGATCAGCGCACCCTCGTTCTCGACCTGCTCTCTGCGACCTCGGATCTCCTGCTCATCAATCGCGAGCGCGACTGCCTCAAACATCTCGGCGTTGAGGACATTGAGTCCGACTGCATCGTATCGGATTGCAAGACGAAGGATAGCCGGATCAATCTGGACAGCCTGCCCAAATCAGAAAACGTCTTCCAGATCCACACGCAGATCGGCTTGATCCGCGCCCTCACGCCGTACAAGCCCGTCTACGGCATCCTTTCGTACACGGATGCCTCGTGGTGGGACGAAGTTCACGAATTCCCCGTCCGCTTCGACCCGCAGGTCTTCGAGCAGGCCAAACTCCGCGCCCGCGACATCATGCTGGCGCAGAGCGCGCAAGCCCTGAAGCCGGAAGGCTTCATCGCCGGCGGTAAGGATTGCGACTACTGCGCGTTCACCCGCGCCTGCGGATCGGCGCGCGCGTCGTTCGTCCCGCGTGAGGAGAAGCCGATCGATCCGGCCACGACGGACAAGATCGCGAACCAGGCCAAGCTGGTGAGCGCGCTTGAGGAGAGCGCCGAGAACTACGCCAAGGAGGCGCGCGAGGCGAAGGCCATCCTGCGCGACATGCTCTCCGAGGCCGGAACGCGGCGGGTCGAGGGCGAGGGCGTCAAGGTTCGCTGGACCCAGACCAAGGGCAGGAAATCCGTCGACAACAAGGCGCTTCGCGAAGCGGCGGAAGCCGCCGGCATCGACGTGAGCGCCTTCAACAAGATCGGCGCAGAGGGCGACCAGCTCGTGATTTCGGTCGGAGGCTCCGATGCAGCCGCGTGACATCACGGGCGAGCGGTTCGGTCGCCTTACGGCCCTCCAGTTCGTGGACCGCGACGCGCGAGGGCAGCACACTTGGCTGTGCCGTTGCGAATGTGGAACGCTCACGGTCGCTAGGAAGCCCCACCTCATTAACGGCAACACGAAGTCGTGCGGCTGCCTTCAAAGAGAGAAGACGTCGGCCGCCAACAGTCGCGAGAGCCCCATCTACAAAGGCCCGCACGCTCGCTTGTATGCCGTTTGGAATCAGATGAGGGCTAGATGTCACAGCCCTAGGAACCCCTCGTATTACCTGTACGGCGCTCGTGGGATCTATGTCTGCGACCGCTGGCGCAATGATTTTCATGCCTTTGTTGCGGACATGGGCGAGCGCCCCTCTCCCCAGCACTCTCTCGACCGCATCGACAACGACGGGCCGTACTCGCCCGAGAACTGTCGGTGGGCAACCCATCGCGAGCAGCAAGAAAACAAGCGGCCCCGCCGCGATGCTCGCGTCAAGACTCCCAGAGGGGAGAGGGCGAACCCGTGATCGGGTCGCCTAGCAAGCACAAAAGAAAGCGAGAAAATGAACGATCTTACCCCCATTAAGTCGTCTGGTGCGCTTGTCGCCGCTGCGCCTAACAACTTCGAAGCCTACTCGGAAGCCGCCAGCGGCAACCGCATTATTGGCGATTTGTTGAAATTTTCGAAGGGGGACTGGCTTTTTGGCCGTAACTCCGACGAAATGGCGCGCGGCACCCGCCTCGTCGCGAACATCGCCGACCTGAAGGTCGGGATGGTGAAGTGGGAAGGCGGCAAGCCGGTCGACGCGGAGATGGGCCGGGTGGCCGATGGCTACCGCATGCCCAAGCGCGAAGACCTCGGCTCGACGGACAAGGACCTCTGGGAGCGCGATGAGGTTTCGGGCCAGCCCCGCGACCCGTGGCAGCTCACGAATGTCCTGATCCTCAAGGCCGAGAAGGGCGACCAGCTCTTCACGTTTTCGCCTTCCAGCAAGGGCGGCGTCGGCGCCATCGCAAAACTGGCAGGAGAGTACGGCAAGCGGGTCCGCTCGCACCCGAACGATCTGCCGATCGTGGCCCTCGAGGTCGACTCGTACTCGCACCCGAACAAGGCGCTTGGCCGCATCAAGGTGCCGGTCCTGAAGATCGTCGGGTGGACTGCGAGCGCCGGCTTCGAAGACGCCCTCGCCGCCGAGGCTGCCGAGGCGGAGGAGATGTCGGATCTCCCTTTTGATGAAGCGCCCGCCGCGGCTGTGACCGCGACGGGCCGGGGCGGCAAGCCGTCCCGTTCGGCCGAGTTCTGATCAACCCAACCAGCGCCGCCTCGGGCTCCTACCCCCTTGGCGGCGCGCCTACCTGACCACCCAGGCGCGCGCATGTCGATTGAAACTCCATCCCAATTTCTGCGCGCTTTCTTCGGAGCCTACTCCGAGGCGCCTGTCTTCCTCGTCTCCCTACCGAACACCGATGAGCGCGAGGGCCAGGCCGGGCCCAAGGAGGTCCTGTCGCGCGATCCCGCAACCATCGACGGCTTCGTCCAGCGCTGGGATCGCAAGGGGCGGGGCCTCTACTTCTGCGTCGGCACGATCAAGGAAGGCGCCATGCCGAACCGCCCCGGCGGGTCGCGGCGCAACAAGGAGAACCTCGCCGAGCTGGTCACGGCGCACGCCGAGGTCGACGCCAAGGAGATCCTGTGCTCGCTCGACGAGGTGATCGAGGCGGTCTGGAACCTGCCGCACCCGCCGTCGATCACCATCCGCTCCGGCAACGGCCTGCACCTGTACTGGCTCCTGTCCGAGAACCTGCCGGCGGACTCCGAGAGCATCTACCGCCTGGAGCGCCTGAACGAGCAGCTCGGCGAGCTGGTCGGCGGCGACGACGTGCAGGACGCGACCCGCCTGCTGCGCGTGCCCTTCACCCACAACACCAAGAAGGGCACGTGGAAGCCCGTCGAGATCGTCGAAGCCAAGTTCGAGCCGCGCCACGAGATCGAGGATCTCGAAGAGATGGTCGCGATGCTGTCGCCGGTGGTGAAGCGCAAGCCGCCCGCGCCGCGCGCCGACGGCGGCACTTCGCCGGCGGACAACCCGTTCCTGCGCGTGGCGGCCGAGCACGGCTACAAGCCGCCGCTCGACGTCAAGGCCGAGGTCGAGGGGCTCGCGCTCGGCTCGATCAATCAGACGCTCTGCCGCCTGACAGCATCCCTGTCGTCCAAGGGCGTCGGCGTTGAGGACATCGTCGATTACCTCATGCCGGCGGTCGAGCGCGCCAACCGCGTCGCCGACGGCGATTATCCCGAGCGCAAGGCACGCCACGACGAGCGCCTGATCCGCAACCAGTGCGCGTCGTTCCGCCGGAAGAACCCGGGCCTGCCGAGCGATGTCGCGATTGAGGTCGCGCTGGGGCTCAACGTCCCGCAGATCGAGATCCCGGAGCAGACCAACGTCGTCCAGCTCTCCGTAGCCCAGGCGCGCACGACCCAGAAGGACGAGACTGTCGTCGGCAAGGCCGAGCCGGTCGAGCAGGTTGTGAACGGCGCCAACGTCGTCCCGTTCGCCGGCAAGGCCGAGAAGAAGCGCGGACGGCCGGAAGGATCCGGCGGCCCGAAGCCTTCCGAGGTCGCCGCCCTGATCTCGGACGGCGTGATCGAGGCGCTGCGGCAGGACGGCCGCGACATGATCCACACCGAGGGCGACACCTTCCTCTACGGCGAGGGCGTCTGGTGTGGCGCCGGCCCGGCCGAGCACCAGTTCCTCAAGGTCGTCGTCCAGCGCGGCTGCGAGGCGCTCGGCCACAAGGGCGACGCCCGCGCGGCCAACGGCGCCCTCAAGCTCCTCCTGGAAAGCCCCGCCCTCTACGTGCCGGTCGTGCCGTGGAACACGGGCGACAGCGTGGCGCTCGGCAACGGCATGCTCGAGCTGCGCACCCGCCGGTTCGGATCCTTCTCCTCAAAGGCGTGGTGCCGCATGAAGATCAAGACGCCCTACGAGCCGCGGGCGGCCTGCCCGATCTTCCTCAAGTTCCTGGAGAGCGCCTTCGCCGACCGCGAGCCCGACGAGCGTGCCAAGATCATCACGCTGATCCAGGAGTTCTTCGGCTCCATGCTGGCGGTCTCGACGCTGCACCGCGAGCAGCGCAAGGCGCTCCTGCTGTTCGGCCCGTCCCGCTCGGGCAAGACCGTGCTCAGCTCGGTCGCGCGCCTGCTGATCGGCTCGCGCATCGCCTCGCCGTCGATCGCCGACATCGGCAAGGATTTCGGGCTCCAGTTGCTCGCCGCCGCCAACGCTTGGGTGCGCGACGACGCGGTCTCCGAGGGCGACCGGATCGACCCGGCCCGCTTCAAGGTGCTGGTGACCGGCGAAGGCCTTGAAATCAATCGGAAAAATCAGGCGCCGCTGACCTACTCGTGCAACATCCCGATCCTGCTCACGACCAACGTCCTGCCGAAGGCCAAAGACTCGTCGGACGCGCTCTACAACCGCTGCATCGTCCTCGACATGCGCTCGGTGGTCGAGGAGGAGCGGTCTCTTGAGGCCAAGCTGGCGCTCGGGATCCCCGCCGAGGCCGGCGTCGCGGAATACATCGCCGAGCACGAGGCGTCCGGCATCCTGAACTGGGCCCTCGACGGCCTCGATCGGCTGCGCGAGCGCGGGCGGTACGACATGCCGAAGTCGGTCAAGCAGACCATTGAGAAGTTCAAGGCCAGCAACAACCCGGTTCAGGAGTGGTTCAACGCCTGCGTCGAGGTTGATCCCGAGTACATGGTCTCCCGCGCCGACCTTCGCTGCGCCTTCCACGGCTACGTGAAGGAGGAGGAGGGCGACGGCGCCAGGGCGATGGGCGGCGCGCACTTCCTCAAGGCGCTCGAAGCCTTCGCGTACCTGGGCATCGATGTCGAAGGCAAGAAGGACGGCCGCGGCATCCGCATGGTGATGGGCCTGAAGCTGAACGACGACGGCAAGCGGCTTTGGGAGGACCACAAAGCCAAGCCGCTCAACTCGGGCTGTGAGGGCTCGTCCACGAGCAAGGATGAGATCAACCGCGCGTGCGATGCGCGGCGCACCAGCGAGTCGAAGTCGGAGTTCTGACCATGGATCCCTTCAACAAGACGCTCGACCAACTGAACGCTGATATCGCCCGCGCCGCCTCGGCCTATGAGGTGCGCTGGTCCTGGCTGGCGCTGCACCGGGTCAGCCCGGTGATCGCCGAGAAGCTTGAGCGCCAGCGCAATCTCTACGACGCCGCCAAGGCGAGCGGCTCGATCTCCGAACTGCGCACGCAGGGCGAGGGGCTCATCCGCGGCTACCGCAAGGCGGTCGAGGTGATGGAGGAGGAGCGCGAGCCCGAGGACAACTATCTGGTCGGCCAGTGCCCCGCGACCGGCTGGCGGATCGTCATTGGGCACAACCCCGCCCAGGCGCAGCTCGGTGGCGAGGCGGAAGGGTGTGCGTGGTTCACGCCGGATGAAATCGCGGCGCTGTTCGCGGAGTCGCGGGCCGCAAAGCTGATGCTTGAGGTCAAGCGGGCCTTTCGTGGGTCGTCGATCGCGAGCGTGAAGGAGAGCGTGTGATGGGCCAGCCCGACAACGAATGGATCCCGGTCGCACGCATGCCGGACAGATTTAGGGACGGTCGAGCGTTGTTCGTCTGGGCGGAGGGTCGCCCGTTCATCGTCCGTTTTGAAGGCAGATACTGCGTTGTCGTGGACGACTACCATCCAGCGGGCGGCAACTTGGACGTCTCTACCATCACGCACTTCGCACCGATGATGCTCGGTCCGAACAACGAAGAGGCCGCGTTCTGATGCAGCACTCAGACTTCAAGATCGGCGGGCATTTCTACAGCGGCCGGTCTGACGGCAGGCTGCGCAAATGGCGCTGCACCGACGTCGGAACGCGCGTCGTCGTCGCGATCCGTGTCGATAGCGCCGTCATCCACGAGTACGACTTCGCCGCCAAAAAGAACGCACCCAGGATCGTCTCTGAGGCGGAAGCGGAGCGGCTCGGCTGGTTCAATGGACCGCCCTACGCGGGCGTAGAGTACATCTTCGACGAAGACGACTTCGAGGGTTGCGCCCTCAGTCCCGACGAGCTGTGAGTGTCGGCCCCGTATCAAGTTCCTGAAAAAAACTGCTCAGCTCCCCGGAATGAGATTGACAGCGTTGCGTTGGGATTTTAGTTCTCGCCATATCAGAGATGCGAGGGTGTTTCGTGTTGTATGCGGTCACCCTTGAGGCAGTCGAGCAGAGCTTCCTAGACGAGGCCATGCGGTCCATCTCGGTCCGCTCTTTCCTCGTTCGCCGCGCCGCCCTCGGGTACGCCGAGCAGATCTGCGCCGAGTTCCCGCATCCGGCCAATCATGAAACCGTCAATGAGATGCGTGCCCGCCTGAAGGCCGCGCACCGTGCCCTCTTTCGCGTGGTGAAGTGACGTGGCGAACAAGCTGAACAAGATCCGCAAGCGGCTCGAGGCCAAGGCCACGCCGCAGCACAACAGCCGGATCGAGGCGCCCTATGTCGCCGCGCAGGTCCGCTATGTGCCGCTCGGCGAGGATGAGCGGATCTCGCCGCCCGCTATCGCCAACGACCTCACCTGGTACGCGATCATGGTCCGCCCCGGCACGCATCGCCGGGTGCTGGCGGCCATGAAGCGCGCCGCGATCGTCACCTACTGTCCGGTCGAGACGCGCTGGGCGTTCCGCGCCCGCTCGAACGTCAAGGAGGAGACGCAGCGCCCGCTGTTCGGCTCGATCCTGTTCATCGGCACCGATGAGCGCACGAACTGGGTCGCGATCCGGTTCAACGATGACGTGCCCGGCGTGCTTTCGAACTACGGCAAGCCGATCGCGATCCCGCGCGATGACCTGCGCGCGCTGGCCGACCGCGAGCGTTTCGGCGGGTTCAAGGGCGGCAAAGAAGACCTGCCGAAGCCCGCGGTCGAGCCCGAGCCCGTAGTGGTCACAGCCTCGGGGATCAAGCTCGGCGATGTCGCGCAATTCGGCGAGGGCATCTTCGTCGGCGCCGAGGTCGACGTCGTCGGCCTCCAGGATAACGAGGCCAAAGTGGTGCTCAAGCACTTCCGGTCCGCCTCGATCATGCGCGTGCCGGTGAGCATGTTGCAGCCGGTGGCGAAGGTTGAGGTCGAGGTAGTGGCATGACGGAGAAGGAGCGCGCTAGCCGCGCTCAAACCCGACGCGTTCTGCTGATCCGATTGAAGCGGCTGGAAGACACGATCCGGCTGGCGCGGTCTGACATGACCTACATCCGCAAGCTCATCGCCGAGCTAGAGGCGGGCGAGCAATGACCGCCTTCGACGTCGTCCGCACCGTCGCCGGCTACGTCACGGTCGCTCTGATCGTCTACATCTCGACGTTTCTGTACATCTGACGCTTGCGCGACGGCCCGATCAGGCTATCGTGCAAGCATAGTCGCGCCCATATACGTGTATATACTCTTAGTTTTATTTAACACTTTCAATTTTATGAGAAGAATTTCTTAACAACAACAGGCTTGACAGGGCAATCGGCGCTCATATACTTGAGGGCATAGCGAGTGTTCCGGCCAGAAGGCGAACGCCTCAACGCTGCCGTAGAACCTGTCGCCGCGCCGCCCGATCGGGCAGAGCACGTCGACCGCAAAGTGCGAAGCTATGCTTTCGCGATCCCATGAAATTCCAAGTTTGATGCCGGCGCGATGCGGGGGTCTTGCCCGATTGACCCGCTGAGTGCTGGCATCAATCTCTTGTCGCTGAGGACGGAATGCCGCCGTCGCCCCTGCTGTGTTGTCCGGCGGGGGAGAAGCCGAGTTTAGCGCCGGCCAGCGTCAATCCCATCGACCACGCCGGAACAACATCCCTCGGACAGTAAGAGTCCGCGCCTCTGGTCGACCTTCGATGCGGCAGTACCCTGCCGGTATCCGGCTCCTGGCGAGCCCGCATCGACCCCTTTCCCCGAGACCGCCATGCGCAAGATCGCCCAATATGCTGCGGCGGCCTCGACGGCTGCGTTCGGCCTGCTCCTGGCGGCTCACGCCTATGCGGACTGGTATGTCTCGCACGCGCTGAGCATCGGCTAATGGCCAAGGTCACGGCTGCGGCCGCCAATGCCTGGGCCGACGCGCGCAAGCCTGTCGCCTTCTGGCTCATCGAGCACGCCGCCTCCGACATCGCCGATCCGCTCTTCTATGCGGACTGGGCTCGGCCCAATCCCTGGAGCGTCGAGAAAGCGCGCGCCAAGCGCTGGTCGACCCGCGAGGCGGCCTGGGACTACGCGTACGCCAATCTCAACCAGACCCTTGTGCGCGTGAGGCGCCACTTCTGATCGGAGGCTGATGCCGATGACCCAGACCGAGCGCATCCACAACCTGCAACGGCTCTGGGGCACGATCGAGGCCCGCATAGCGAGCGACAGCGACCTTCGCGAGAAGGTCGAGTTCCGCATGCTCAACGAGCTGATCAAGGGCTTGCACGGCCGCCCGGAGTTGACCGTCGTCGTCAACAACGTCGTGAAGCTGCGCGGGTAGGGCGATGCTCTACCGCGAGCTGCTCGTCCGCCTCATCATGGTGTTGCTGGTCTTGGTCGCCGGCGAGCTGCTGGTCTCCGCGATCGAGCGCGCCCACGCTGCGACGGTCGGCTACCGGATCGAGGTCCGGGTCTGCGATGACAGGTTCTGCGCCCAGATCCGCACTGCCGAAAGCCTCTGGGCTGGCCAGTACGCTTGCGCCAAACGCGCCGGCACAATCCAGGGCTTGGCCGTCGACTTCCTGAACGACCAGCGCTTCGAAGGAGCGCGCCCCTCTCTCAAGGTCGGCGCCGAGTGCGTCCCGGTTGTCAGCGACAAACAGGGGGCGTGACATGCTCGCCGTCATCCTGATCTGCGCCTCCGCCCTCTCTCCCGACGCCTGCACGCGCCAGACCGCGCTCGACGTCCAGACGCAGCCGGTGCCGACGCCCTTCGCCTGTATGGCCGCAGGGCAGGCGATCCCGGCCCGCGATGGCCTGGCACCCGGCACCTTCGCAAAGACGCTGTGCGAGCGGCGCAAGCAATCCTAGGGGCATCCGGCATGATCGAGGCACTGTCCATGTTCATGCTGTCCTGCCTGATGCTCGGCGGCACCTTCGCGATCATTCTGGGCGTCGCGCGCCGCCAGGGGCGGTGATGCTCGACCATATCGCCCGCGCGATCCTGCTCAGCGTCACGCCCGCACAGCTCCGCGGGCTGAAGCGGCTGCTCGAGGCCGTCGCGCATGCCGGCACGAACGCGATCGAGCGCGGCACCGCCGCCGAACTGCTGAAAGCCATCCGCGTGCGGAGCGATTGATGCCCCGTCAGGATGTGACGCTCGACCAGCTCGTCGGCCTCTGGGCCGCCCTGGCACAGACCTACTTCGCCTCGCTGCCTTGGGTGCCGCATGCGGTCCTTCGATACTACGCCGGATGCTACGGCGGACGGTCTGACGAGGCCGATGGCGGCAGCGCTCGTTGAGGCCGGCATCATGCCGGTGTCCGAGTTCGTCCGCATGTGCGTCGAGGGCGCCTTTAAGCCGCCGCTTCGGCTCGTGGTCGACAATACCAAGTCGCGGCCCTTCCAGGCGCAGCGGCGCGAGTCTCCGCAGCCGATGCTGCCGGTCTGAAAGGCCACGCCCGATGGCGCTCGTTTCCATTCTCAATCCGCTCACCGGCCAGACGGTCGTCATCGACACCGAGACCGGCAAGCGCCGCTGAGCGCGGGCGGCATCGGACAGCAACCCTCCGGTGTCGCCCCCGCTTTGCGGGTTCGCATCAGCGCGAAGCCCCGGGCCAGCCTAGCCGCTGGTCTGGGGTCTCGGGCTCACACGTTCGGTGGCACGATCCCCCGTTGTCCCGCTCGGCCTGGGACTGTTCGGATAGAGAAGGGGATCGTTGAGCGCCTCCTATCCCAGCCTGTTGACCTGAGTAACGGCGGCTCCGGCCGCGCCTGCGAAAGGCGAGGGTGCCGGGTGCATCAGGTACGCCGAAGTCGCGACGCCACCGAAACCTTCCCCTTTCAACGCTCTCCCCTTCGGAGCCCTCCCGCGCCTCACTGCCAGCGCGCCCGCTGATCAGGATCCCCGATGCTCAAACGCAGCCTCGTCGCTGCGGCGCTCGCTCTGTGCGTCGCAACCCCCGCGCATGCGCTCGATGTGAGGAGCATCATCGCTGATGCGGCTCGCGCAGTCGGTGTTCCGATCCCCCTGGCGCAAGGCTTGGTGACGGTCGAGACCGGGCATCGCTGTGGCCTGATCGGCCGCGCTCTCGAAAGGGGGCCGGCCCAGATCAAGCCAAAAACGGCCAGGGGCATCGGTTACCGCGGTCCTGACTCCGGCCTGAGTGACTGCCGCACGGGCGCACTCTGGGGCATGCGTTATCTGCGCCTTGCCCTTGACCGCTCTCATGGTAACTGGATGGCCGCGGCGACTAGGTACAATGCTGGCCTGGGCACTCGCCGGACTTCTTCCGAGTACGGACGCAAAGTCATCGTCGCTTCAAGACGATAAATTGGGTTTAATCTGATCTCGTCTATGGTATAGTGAGCCATGGCGAAGATTGAGACCGCCGATCTGATCGGCAAGACCTTCGGTGGCGTCACGATCGTCGCAGACGCTGGCTATGGCGGGCGCGGCTGGGGCCCGATGGTCCGGACTCGTTGCTTCTGCGGCACCGAAAGCGTGTCTCAGCGCCGCGCCGTCGTGTCGGGCAAGAAGAAGTCCTGCGGGTGCGCGCAGCGAGCCGCGTTCGAGCGCAATCGAGCGCCGAAGCACGGGCACACGGCTGGTGGCGGGGCGTCGCCTACGTGGCGCTCCTGGAACTCGATGATGACCCGCTGCTACAACGAGCGGCACGAGCACTTTGCCGAGTACGGCGGTCGCGGCATCAAGGTTTGCGAGCGCTGGCACGAGTTTGCCAACTTCCTGGCCGACATGGGCGAGCGCCCTAAAGGCAAGACGCTTGATCGCTATCCCAATGGGGACGGCGACTACGAGCCCGGCAACTGCCGATGGGCAACGCCAAAGGAGCAGGCAGCGAACCGGCGCGCATCGCCAGAGCGCGCCAGCAGGCGGCACTTCGAATACCGCGGGCAGGTCCGCCCTATAGGCGACCTCATCAAAGAGACGGGCTGCCCGGTCCCGCGGCAGACCGTCATTGATCGCGTAAAGCGCGGCTGGAGCATCGAAGACGCTCTTACGCTGCCCTCCGATAGGGCGCGGAGAGTACAAGCCGCCGCGAGGTAGCATGACGTTCCAGGAAGCGGTTGCACGCCTCGTCCGCGCCATGCAGGCCGAAGGCATCGAGCCTGTCGACGGCCGCTATGTCCTGCATCTCCCGATCCAAGGCGTCGCCAAGGCGCATGCCCCGCGGTCGAGCTATCGCATGGGCGCAATGACCAAGCGCCAGGCGCGCCGCCTTTCCACCGCGTGGCTGTACCTGCCCTAGATCCTATCCTGATAGGGACGCGTCATGCACCAGCCCGTGACCATCAGCATCCCTGTCGACGGGTCGCCGTTCTCGGATGAGATCTCGCACCTGATCCCGGCGTTCATCGCCGCGTCGTCCGATGCGCTGGAGGATGGCCATAGTGCAGAAGCGGTTTCTGCCGCGCTGTCGTTCGCAGCGTGCCTCGTTGCGGGCCAAAAGCCCGACAGCGAAGTGTTCCTCAAGTATTGCCAGCGGCTCGCCCGAAAGTATCGCGGCGCCAAGCTCAGTTCGTGATCTGGTCGAGGCGCCCCGCAGGGTGCCTATGACCTTTCTGGAGATGCTGGCCGAGGACGAAGCGACACCAACTGCGCCGCACGTTCCGGACCAAGACGCCGCGCCAGCTCGGCCCGCATGTCGGCGCCGTCGGGGCCGTTGACCGCCCAGGCCGCGCCGAAGCTGATCGACCAGAACACCATCAGCCGCATGTAGCCGAGCGCCCATTCCGGCGGCGCGGACTTGCCCTTGTAGAACGCCTTGGCCGCGTTCTCGGTCGAGCCCGTCAGCTCGGCAAACTCGGCAACACTCATCCGGAGCAGGGCGAGCCCGGCGCGGAACTCTTCACAGGCTTGCGCCTGGGCTTGCTCTTCTGGGGTCACGCGGCATCCTCTTCCGCCTCAGGCAGACGAAAGCCGTCCGCCTCGAGGCTCTTGATCAGGCGATAGACGATTTCGGCGTTCATGGAGCGCCCGTTCGCGCTGGCGATGGTCGCGATCTGGGCGCGCAGCGCTTCCGGCATCCTGATCTTGAACTGTGGCGAGTCCTGCGGGACGATAGGCATGGGCCTCATGAACGGGGAGGGCATCTTCTCCGTCACTGTCACTGAAGCCTCCGTGTCCTGAAAGTGACTCCAGATCAGTTCGAGCAGTGCGCGCGCAACGGCCTGATCGTCGCCGTCCGCGGCCAGTTCGACTAGGAAAGTGCGCTTCGACATCACTGCGCCTCCAAAATCCGAAACACGCTGCGCGTGCCGATCCCAACGCGGCGCGCCGCCTCGGCCTTGCTGAAGCCTTCCGCGATCAGGGCCCGCACCTGATCGGACTTGGCGAGCGCGGTCGGCGCACGGCCCTTGTACTTGCCCGCGGCTTTGGCCTTGTCGACGCCTTCGCGCTGGCGCTCGAGCATCATTTCCCGCTCGAACTGGGCGATCGAGGCCATGAGGTTCATCTGAAGTTTCCCGGTTGGCGTGCCGGTGTCGATGCCCAGGCTAACGACCCGGAGCGCTGCGCCCTTGGCCTCAAGCCGCGCTTGGATCGCGCAGAAATGCTGCACCGAGCGCGCAAGGCGGTCGAGCTTGGTCACGACCAACGTGTCACCCTCGCGGCAGTAGTCGACCGCCGCCTCGAGCTGCGCGCGCGACGCGACCGATGACACCTGTTCCTGAAAGACCTTCTCGCAGCCGAGCGCTTTCAGGTCTCTGATCTGGGCCTCGAAACCGGCGACTTGCTCGGCGGTCGAGGTGCGGGCGTAGCCGATAAGCATGGTCACGCCTCCTCTTCACCGAGGCCGAGCGCCTCAGAGACCGCTTGATCGGCGAGCGCTAGAACGGCGTAGGCCCCTTCCCGCGTGTCGCCCTCAAGCCAGTTTGCGGCAATCTGGAGCGCATCTAGGAGCGCGGGCGCCGCAGCGATAAGGCGAGCATTCGCGGCAGCCTCTCGGCGCGGGACCTGGCCCGCCCAGACGGTCGCGATGCAGTGCTCGCCCATATAGACCGCGGGATGGTTGATCCCGTCGTCGTCTAGGTCCGAGGGCTCCCACGGTCCCGGCGTGTGTACTGGCTTGTTCATGATATCCTCTGGGCATCTGCCCGGTTGCGATGGTTAGATCTTAGCGTTCTGTTTGGCCGTGTCAACTGCGGACTTGAGCTTTCGCTGGCCTTCCTCAACAGCCGCCTCAATGGTCTCGACGCCGAGGCCGAGGCAGGCCAGCAGATAGAGCTGCATGGCCTCCGGTGCCGTTGACGTGCCGTTGGCGTACTTCGCCACGGTGACCGGGTGCGCGGCGACCAGCTCGGCCGCCTGGTCGTTCGTCAGCTCGAGCAGGTCGAGCACCTGGCCGAATGGCGCGCGTTCCTCGAACGGCTTGACCGGGCCAGGCCGACGCCGCGCCGGGATCTCGCCGCGGAAATCCGACTTCAGGCCGTTGGCCTTCAAGACCTGGCGCACACGCTCGCGCGATATGCCGAGGTCGTCCGCGATGGCCGATGTGTTCTTGCCCTTGGCGACGTTGTAGAGGGACAGGATCTGGTCTGCTGTGGACATGGTGGCGGTTCCTTTGAACCCCTCAAGGGGATGGCTGATGTCAGTCGGCTAGTCCGCGCTGGCGCAGGAAGTCTTGAGCCATCGCCTTGAAGTCCGCGTTGTCCGGCAGGTCTTTATCCGCCGCGATGCATTCCTGGATGGTCATAAAGATCAGGTCTCGCTCATCCTCGGAGTCCGCATCGCGGTAGGCTTTGGCTAGCTCATCCCACTTCGGTTCGCCATTCTCGATTAAGACTTGCATCGTCCTATCCTCCGGTTTCGTGCCCCGACCTTCAGCGCACGGCGCTCCCCATCTGGCGTGATGGGGAGAACGGTGGGCTGTGGGGTCAACGATAGAACCGAACGGTTTCGGGCGCGTCATGCTCGGCCACAACGTGAGCCTTAGCCGCCTCCCGATCGCGGGCCCGGAAGAACACCGTTTCGCCCGTGTGATCCATCGCCACCCAAAGCGCCTGGCCGAGGCCCCAGTAAGCGCCGCCGGCATCGTAACCGCCCGAGTTGAGGCGGACGCGCTGGAGCTGGAGCCGCTCGGCCGTATCCAGGTTGACCATGGTGCCGGAGCGCCGGCCCATCGGGGCGCCGTAGCGGCTGGAGACGTCCGGGGTCGGGTTGAAGGTCTGAGCGGTCATTGATCCGGTTCCTTCTGTTGGGCTGCTGCCCGGTTGCGATGAAGCTAACTTAGCTCACTGATTTCATCGTGTCAACTAGGCCCCGACAAAAAAGTTGCGGGGCCTAGCGTTTTTCTGGCCTCAGGGATCGTACCGCATGCGCCAGGCGAGCGCGGCCGATGCCAGGAACAGCATGGCGCACGTCGTGAGCACGCCCGAGCTGTAGGACAGGATTTCGATCGTCGTTTGCGCGTGCATGGCGTCACCGGGCCGGGACGCGATGCGGGAACGGCTTGCGGCAGTAGCGGAACTCCGCATCCACCTCGGCCTGGCGGCAGTCGAAGCGCGCGGGGTTGGCGGGGGATGAGGCTGGCAGCTCGCCGGCGCACCATTCCACTTCGGTGTCGGTCGCGGCGCGGCTGCAATCGTTCAGGCCGCCCCATTGGTTGCGGAAGTAGGCTTGAGGCGCGCCGTCCGCCTCGTCGTCGTCGGTCTCCGCATAGTCGGCGGGCGTTGCGCCAACGCATGCCTCTATCTGAACCGCGGTCGCGCTGGCCTTGCAGTAGCGTGCGCCGTCGACCGTGGTTCGCGTATGCGCATCGGCCGGCGTTGCGAGATAGACCGTGGCCGCCGTGGCGATGCCGCATGCGGCCGCAATGAGGATGGCGCGCATGTTAGCGGTTCCCCTTGCTGGCGTCACGGGCGTTGAGGATGGTGTGACCTGCCGCCCAGAGGGCACCGGTGGCCGTTGCCGCGCATGCGAGCGCTATTGCGATGATGGCTGTCATTGTCGTTCCTTGGGCTGCTGCCCGGTTGCGGTGTGATGTGAGCTAGGCACATCGTGCGAGGCCGGTTCGCACACCCGGCCTCGAGGCGATGGGTCTTAGCGGATGGCGCCGAGCAAGCGCGAGAGGCGGTTGTAGCTCGCCGGTGTGATGTTGCGCGGCGGGTGGAGCGAATAGCGGGTCTCTGCGCCAGTGTGAAAGTTGGTGTCCGTCCAGGTCGCCTCAAACCAACGGCCGCAATCCCAAACCGAGCTAGAGACCTGGCGAACCGCGCCGCGGAGGTCGAAAGCGTAATCGTTCAGATCCTCAACCCGGTCGAGCGTGTCACGGCCGCCGTTGGGGTGAACATAGCCGCGGTCAGCCGCGTCGCCTTCCTCCGCGCTCTCGGGGGTGACGGTCTCGTAAGTGACATGAAAGCGGACCATTTCCGTATCTCCTAGGGCTGCTGCCCGGTTGCGATGGGTGTAAGTTAGCCGATTGATTTGGTGGTGTCAACTGGGGCCGGTGAAATTTTTTCGGGTTACAGCTTGAAGAAACGTGCCCGCAGGTAATCGGCATGCGCCGCGGCCTGCTCACGGGTGCGGAAGTCGAGGTCGAGGACACCGCCGGTCGGGAGAATGAAGCGGTAGAAGGTCATTGGCTTGGCTTTCGTTTGGGCGGCTGCCCGGTTGCGATGAAGCTAACTTAGTCGATCGGTTTTGCGGTGTCAACAGGGCATCGCGATTTTTTTTCGGTGCGCCTCGAGCTGGCGTGCGACCGCCCGGCGAGCCTGCGGCGGCGATGGCGGATTCTAAGAGATTTCTAAGAAATCGCCCGGTTTCGACGGCACTTCGCCGAGCAAGTGCCGTAAAGTGCCGTAGGTTCGCAAACGCCGATTTCTGGTGTCCCGCCAAGGGGTTAGCCGCGCAGCGAGCCTCCGCGGGGTACGGCAGTACGGCAGTTGGTACGGCACTTCGTTTTCGGAAGTGCCGTAGGGTTAACCGCCTGAACCGCAAGGGGAATTCCCGCCGGTACGGCACTACGGCACTTTTTCCCTTACTCCACGTAGGAGAGGAAAATAGGAAAGGGGCGCGCCTGCCTGCCCGCGGGTGTGCGGGCCCGCGTTTATTCCCCGTGTAGCGCCAAGTTGGGTTTTTGGTGCCGTAGTGCCGTAAACGGCTCGGCAGCGCGGTTAAGTGCCTGCGGGGCAACGAAAAAAAGTACGGCACTTGGTACGGCACTTGGTACGGCACTTGTGGTTTCGAAGTGCCGTAAAGTGCCGTAAATGGCCCATTTCTGAACGGACGTTCAGAATTTTCTTAGAAATCTCTTAGAATCCTTAGAAAGCGTGAGGGACAGCGGATGGCTGGCACAAAGAGGCCGGCGACGGCGCCGGCTGATGCCAGCGACGCGCCTAAGGCGAAGCGGACCTACGCCAAGAACGGCGCGACCAAGCGCGAGGCGATGGAGGCTGTGCAGGCCGCTCGAGCTGCGACACCGAAGACCGGCAGGCCGCGCGAGTTCACGGCGGAGATGAAGGCGGAGATCATCCGCCGCATCGAGGCCGGCGAGCGCATGACCGCGATATGCCGGGATGCACACCTGCCCGACGCGGCAACGGTCTACAGGGCGCGGTACAGCGACGTCGTCTTTTGCGCTGAACTCGCGCGCGCGAAGGAGGTGGCGGCACTGATCATGCTCGACACCATGTTCGACGTGGCGTGGGACGATCGCCAGGACTGGGAGGCGGTCGAGCGGCGCGGCGCGACTGAGCACCGGGTCAACCGGGAGGCGGTCGAGCGGTCGAAGATCAAGATTGACCTCTGCAAATGGACGATGGCTCGCCATTACAAGGCGTTCTTCTCCGACGATGCCACCAAGATCACAGCGGAAACCGGAGACGCCGCCTCGACGATCAAGCAGGACGCGACCGTCATCGCCCCGGACGAGCCTGGCCCTGACAAGCCTGTGCTGTGACCGTGCCGCACGGGCGGGGTCTAGCGGCACGCCCTGCCGCCTGCCCTCGCACCGTGCCACACGGGTCGAAGGCAGGCTTTTGGCACGGTCGTGCCTCAGGGTCCGGAGCCTAGCGGCACGGTGGGAGCCAGCAACCGTCGGCGGGCAGGGGGAGGGCCTCGACCACCCCCCCATGGTGTAGGTCGAGCGCGCCGGGGCGCGCACCCCACCCCGCACAGCACACCTCGTGTGTGACGGCTAGGAAAAAATACCAGTATCGCGCGTGACGGAGGCTTCGATGGACCTGTGGCACATCTTCATGGCCGCGCTCACGATCGGCATGGGCTTCCGGCTCGGATCGCTCGCGGTTGAGGGCCTCTCAGATCTCTGCACGTTCACGATCGCCTGGTCGTTCGAGCGCTCCTCAGAAAAATCCACACATCGCGCGTGACGACACCCGAAATCCGTCTGCGCCCCAAAAAACCACCCCCTCGCGTGTGACGGAGGCCCGATGGCTGACCCGATTATCCACGAAGCCCTCGTGATCGAGGCTGCGGTCAACGGCGGTTACATCGTGACCAGTCACGGCACGCAAGGTTACCGTCCCGCCAACCTGTTCGCCGGCACGCTCGACGAGTGCTTCGCGTTCATCCGCAAGAGCATCCGGAAGGTCGAGGCGCCGAAGCCGCGCGCCGGGATGACGATCGACGTCAATGGCGAGCGCTTCAAGACCTTCCAGAAGATGGATGGCAGTACCTGGTTCGCCTGAAAACCACCCCTACGCGCGTGACGGAGCCCTCGATGTCCGACACCCCTCCCGACATGCTGAGCATCGTGGCGGCCCGGGACGGCGGCTACTACGTCGTCGGCCGGGACAAGGTGGTCCGGTTCGCGGGCGACCTGGCGGCGGCGACGAGCTACGTGACCCGCACGATCCTGAAGGTCGAGCGCCCGCTCCCGCAGGTACGGTCGTACCAAGACTTCGGTCATGAGCCGGTCAAGCCGACCACCTGGCGGCCTTCGCTGTTTGCCTGACCCCAAAAAATACCAGACCCATCGCGTGACGGAGCCCCTGATGCCGACCTGCGAGACCTGCAAGCTCTGGCGCCCGGAGGACCGTGCGGTCGAGGGCGAGCGGGAGCCCAAGCATCCCCGCGGCCGGTGCGGCAGTCTGGACGAGCGCGTCCCGGTCGGACCGGGGCACGGCGCCTTGAGCACGTTCCATGATTTCGGGTGCGTGGCGCACGAGCCCAAAGACCCGGAAATCCATTAGGAAGCCCCAGGACGGGCGCGAGCCGTCCCGCTAGGGAATCTACCGTCCGTGAGCGCCAAAGCCGCCAGCGCGCCGGATTTCGCAAGCTAGGCCATATCCAGAGAATGGCACCACTGCTCTGCCGCGCTGCGGTTGAGCCCAAAAGCCCAAACCCCAACCCAAGTCTATCGGATGACATGACTGACGGCATCAAGCTAACCCCAAAACAGAGTAATATCTACTATTGGGGATGGCAGCCGGAAGCAAGGTTTAGATATGCTTGCTGTGGTCGAAGGTTTGGCAAGTCGTTTTTGACGACGGCCGAGATTAGACGAGCGCTTAGACTTGCCGTTGAGCGCAACGTTTCTACCGACGACGAGGTCTGGTACGGATGTCCGACCTTCAAGCAGGGCAAACGTGTATTCTGGTCTAGGATAAAGCGAGCCATTCCGCGTTCGTGGATCCGCTCGACGAACGAGACCGAGTGCTACATGACCTTGAAGACGGGCCACGTCTTCCGGATCGTCGGCCTCGACAACTACGACGCCTTGCGCGGATCCGGATTGTGGTTCTTCGCGGGCGACGAGTGGGCGGATTGCCCTCCGCAAGCTTGGGACGAAGTTGTTCGCCCGATGCTGAGTACAGCTCAAGGTCATGCACTGTTCATCGGCACTGGAAAGGGGTACAATCACTTTTACGATGGTTGGCTTGCAGGTCAACCGAATGGCGACCCCGAGACAAAATCCTGGCTATACACCACGCTTGACGGCGGCAACGTTCCATCTCACGAGATTGAGCGCGCAAAGCGCGAGCTAGACCCAAGAACATATCGCCAGGAATACGAGGCAACCTTCGAAAGCTTCGGCGGACGAGTTTATTACTCGTTCGACCGCAAGGAAAGCGTCAAGCGCTGCGAGTTCAACCCGAACCTGGATGTCCGGGTCGGCATGGACTTCAACGTGAACCCGATGAGCGCCACGATCTGGCAGACTCAAGAGAACGGGGAGGATTGGCAAGTTCACGAGATCCAGATCCCCTCGTCGAACACGCACGAGATGTGTTTGGAACTCAAGCGCCGGTATGCGCGCACGAACCTCATGCCAGAGCAGCAGGTCAAACACGTTCACATTTTCCCGGATCCGGCCGGCGCGCAGCGGCGCACCTCGGCACAGGGCGAGACGGATATCGGCATCCTCCGCAAGGAGGGGTTCACGGTGTTCGCGATGTCGAGCCACCCCTTGGTGCGCGACCGCATCAACGTGATGAACGCGCGGTTCCAGAACGCGGCAGGTGAGCGCAAGGCGTTCGTCGATCCGTCGTGCAAGAAGTCGATCGAGTCTTACGAGCGCCTCTCATTCAAGGAAGGCACATCGGACCCGGACAAGACGCAGACGTTCTTGTCTGACTCGTCAACTACGATTGATCATTTGCCCGATAGCGCGGGCTACATGTTCTACACCCTATATGGGAAGAACCCGACCCGCGCGATACATATGCCGTTTATGGGAAGATAGTTGACGCCGTCGACACGACAGGTTACTTTTCATGCAACATACACGAGGTTGGCATGAAACAGCACCCTATTGTGATCAGCGATACGACCCAGGAATTCCTCGGGCGGCGCTACTACCTTTGCGGAAGGTACTTTCAGGATGCGGGCAAGCGCCTGCACCGTGCTGTTTGGGAACACCACAACGGCGCGATCCCGAAGGGCATGCACGTCCATCACAAGGACGAGGATCGGTGCAACAACCGAATCGACAACCTCGAACTCATGAGCGCCTCCAAGCATATGGAGCATCACATGAGCAGCGAGGAGCGGATCGCGTCAGCTCGCGAGGCCCTTAAGATCGGGCAACTTGCAGCCCCGGCCTGGCACGCCAGCGCCGAGGGCAAAGAGTGGCATCGGCAGAACTGGGAGAAGATGAAGCATCATCTCTTCAAGAAGATCCGGGCCACATGCACCTGCTGCGGGCGTGAATACGAAGCTACGGACAACGGCAAAGATCACAAGTTCTGCTCAAAGAACTGCAAGGCGCAAGCCAGAAGAGACTCTGGCATCGACAACATCGAGAAGACTTGCCAAAGATGCGGCGGCAAGTTCATGCATAACAAGTATGCAAAACGAAAGTTTTGCTTTGCTTGTCAGGAAGATCGCGTGAACGCGCTCCGGTCGCAATCATGAGGTAGCTTAAGGGGCCGCCATAGTATGTTCAGAACCATCTACGGCGGCATCCAGCGCGATACGGACTACCCCGAGCGGCAGTTCACCCTGGACGTCTACAACCGCGTCCTTGAGGGCGCGATCTACGAGCACCTTCCTTACGGCTTCCACGAAGAGAAGTCGCCGAGCCAGGAGTACATCCCGCTCCGGCAACGGCGGCCGTGCGTGCGCTCGAACCTGGCGCGCGTCGTGGTCGAGGACGTCGCCTCGCTGGTGTTCGGCGAGGGTCGGTTCCCGAAGGTCGATTGCGGTGAGAACGCCGACGCCGAGGAGGCGTTGCTGCGCCTCTCCAAGGACGCACGGCTCAACGACATCATGGTCGACGCGGTCACCCGCGGCTCGGTCGGCTCGATCGCGATCCACATGCGCGTGCTCAAGCAGCGCGAGGGCAAGGACCGCTACCGCGCCTTCTTCGATGTCCACGACACGCAGTTCTTGGAGCCTGAGTTCGACCCGACCTGCCCCGACCGGCTGATCGCCGTGCGGGAGCGCTACAAGGTCAAGGGCGAGCAGCTCAAGGCGCTCGGCTATGAGATCCCCGACGACGCCGGGGCGCTCGATTTCTGGTTCGGGAGGGACTGGAACGAGCAGGAAGAGATTTGGTGGCAGCCCTGGCCGGTCTCGGCCGAGGAGCCCGCCATGGTCAAGGACGGCGCGCGGTCCGTCCCGCACGGCCTTGGATTTTGTCCGTGGGTGTGGGTGAAGAACCTGCCCGGCCGTTTGCGCCTGCTGCCGGAGATCGGCCTGACCGGATCCGCCATGCGGTTCAGCGATGTCGATGGCACCTGCACCTTCGCGGCTTCGATCGAGACCGTGATGGAGATCGACTACCTGCTCAGCCAGGGCGGCCGCGGCCTGAAGTACAGCATGGACCCCATGCTGATGCTCAAAGAGCCGGCCGCTCCGATGGACTCCAACGGCGAGATCCTGAAGAGCCCGAGCAACGTGCTGATCACCTCCGAGAAGGGTGACGCCAAGCTGCTTGAGATCTCCGGCAACGGGTTCACGACCATGCTGGAGTTCGTGCGGACGCTCCGCGAGACCGCGCTCGAGGCGATCCACGGCAACCGCGCCAGCCCCGAGAAGCTCAGCGCCGCCCAGTCGGGCCGGGCGATGGAACTGCTCAACATGGCGCTGATCTGGTTGGCGGAGAAAAAGCGCTCGACCTACGGCGAGGGCGCGCTCTTGTCCCTGTTCCGGATGGCCTTGGCGGCGAATGAGAAATTCCCGCTTTACGCCGCCGGCAAACAGCTCGGGGACTTCGCTCCCGAGACCGCCATGGCGCTCAAGTGGCAGCCGTGGTTCACGCCGACCTTCCAGGATCGCAAGGACATGGCGCTGACCGTGACTGAGCACCGGAAGTCGCACACCCTGTCGCGCGAGACCGCCGTGAAGGCGGTGGCCGGCATGTACGACATTGAAGATCCCGCCAGCGAGATCGCCAAGATCACGGCTGACGAGGCTGCGGAAGTCGCCCTGCTCGCGACCCTGAAGGGCGCCGGTCAGGTCCGCAACAACGACGTGTAACGCCGCCGAGGCGGCTCAATCCTTCGAGGACAGATGTCTGAGACCATCGACGCCCCGGCCAACGAGCCGGCGGCGACCCCTGCGCCTGCGCCCGTCCCGACCGGCGCGAAGCGCGATCCCGATACGTTCTCGCGCGACTACGTCAAGGATCTGCGCGAAGAGCTGAAGGGCTGGCGCCTGACCGCCAAGGATCACCAGACCAAGCTGGAGGCCGCCGAGGCCGCCCGCGCCGCCGCGGAAGCCGCGATGGCCGAGAAGGTGTCCGCCGCGGAAGCCGCGCTCGCCGAGAAGGTCTCGGCCGCCGAGAAGGCTGCCAACGACCGGATCCTGCGCGCTGAACTCAAGACTGCCGCCCTGAAGGCCGGCATGGTCGATCTCGACGGCCTGAAGCTCGCCGACCTCACGAAGGTCACGCTCGATGAGAGTGGCGAGGTCCAGGGCGCCGACGAACTGATGGCCTCGCTCAAGGAAGCGAAGCCGTACCTGTTCGGCCAGCCCGTCCAGGGCACGTCCTCGACCGCCCCCGCGCCCAAGCCGGGCGATGTCAAGCCGAAGACGGCCAAGGAAATGTCCGCGGAGGAGCGCGCCCGCTTCCTGCGCGAGCATAGCGCCAAGCACCGCTAGAGAGCGGACCAGCGCCCCGTATTCGTCGCGCGAGCCCAAGTCTCCGCGCCGCCAAGCCCAAGAGCCTGATGGCTGAGGGCAAATTCATCCATCTCATCCATCAGGATTAAGAGCCAACCATGGCAATCCAGTCGTTCCCGGCTGCCCTCCAGCCCATCATTCAGGCCGGTTTCCTCGAGCAGAAGTTCGAAGAAGGTCTCTCGTCCGTCCTCGGCTACCGCCAGGCCGCCAAGCGCGAGAACTTCCGGACCAACATCGGTGAGACCCTCACCAAGACCCGTCCGGGCCTCAAGGCGCCGGTCACCGCGCCGCTGACCCCCTCGGCGAACACGAACTTCGACAACGGCCTGTCGGCGTCCACCTGGACGATCGAGCAGTACACCGCGACCCTGCGGATGTACGGCGACACCCAAGACCTGAACATGGTCACCAACCGGGTGGGCATCGTCGACCAGTTCCTTCACAACGCCCGCGTCAACGGCGTCCAGGCCGGTCAGTCGCTCGATCGCCTCGCCCGCAACAAGCTGTATGCGGCCTACATGGGCGGCAACACCAGCGTGCGCACGACCCTCGGCTCGCCGGCCGCCACCATCGCGGTGGACGACATCACCGGCTTCGCGACCGTCCTCGTGAACGGCCAGCCGACCCCGGTGTCCGGCTCCAACCCGCTGAGCGTGGTCGTCGGTTCCAACACCTACTCGCTGACCGGCGTCACCGCTGACGGCTCCAACGTCTCCAAGGCGTTCAACGGCGTCTCGGGCACGCTGACCTTCTCGGGCAACGTCACCGTCAACGACGCCACTGCCGGCAACGCGGTCGTCTCGGTCTACGCGCCGAAGATCCTGCGCCCGTCGGGCCGCACCACCACGGGCGCCCTCCAGACCGGCGACCTGCTGACCATGGGCCTCGTGCTCGACGCCGTCGCCCAGCTCCGCTCGAACGCCGTCCCGGCCATCGACGGCTACTACAACGTTCACCTCGACCCGATCTCCGGCCGCCAGCTCTTCGCGGATCCGGACTTCAAGCTGCTCTTCCAGGGTCAGTCGGCCTCGAAGGAGTTCGCCATGGGCCGCGTGATCGAGCTGCTCGACTGCCGCTTCATCCCGACCACCGAGGCGCCGGTTCAGGCTCACCCCTCGACCGCCAACCTGAACGTGCGTCGCCCGATCGTCGTCGGCGCCGAGTGCCTGCTCGAGTGTGACTACGAGGGCATGGGCGCGGATGACATCGCCCGCGGCGACAGCATCGTCGACATGGTCGACGGCATCGTCCAGGTGACCCGTGAGCCGCTGGATCGCCTCCAGCAGATCATCGCCCAGTCCTGGTACTGGATCGGTGATTTCGTCGCCCCGTCGGACTTCACCGTGAACCCCACGATTGTGCCGTCCGCCTCTCAGGCTTATTTCAAGCGCGCTGTCACGCTTGAGATTGCCGGCTAAGGCATAAATACTTGGGCCGGGCGACAATGCCCGGCCCTTCCTCTTTTGGGAGGCGCGCATGCCGCTTGGAACAACTTATATCCCTGAGACGATCACGGACGTTGTCAACGGCGTTCATGTGGCTCGCACGGCGACCGCTTTCAGCGCTGCCCATCCCGGCGCGACCCTGACCCCGAGCAAGTCGTTCCGGTTCAGCTACAACGGCGCGACCCTGCACTTCACCAAGGGCGTCCCGTTCGTCACCGACGCCAAGCTCACCGCGGCGCTCACCGCCGCCAACGCCCCGGTGGCGTGATGGCGCGCGCGCCCCGCAAGCCCGAGGCGCCCGAGGCGGCGCCCCAGGCGGATCTGCCCAAGGCCGTCCGGCTCACGCACCCCTACGCCTACTTCACCGACACGAACGTCCTGCGCGCGTGGGACGTCGACCATGTCGAGACCGATGCCGACGAGATCGCCACGCTGATCGAGCGCGGCGCCCCGGTCGTCGAGCATCAGGACTGAATCCTCACTTATAGGTAACGGCGATGTCGTTCACTGCCAGCCAAAAGGTAGACATTCGCCGTCACGCAGGTTATCCGGCCTTCGGCAACGTCAACAGCGTTCAGGGCGGCTTTCAAAGCTTTCGCTTTTTCGCCGCTTACGGTGAACTAGAGTTCCGCATGAACAACATGGCCCCCGAAGAGGAGACGGTTGTTCTTAACTACGTCACGGAACTCAACACGCTGGAGACCGACATCTTCGGCACCCGGACCAACCTCGACATCAAGAAGGCCGCCGTCTACGAGGCCAACCCGCAAGAACAGCTTCAGCGCGAGGCGCTCTACGCCAGCTTCCGGCGCAAGCTGTGCGCCTTCCTGGGCGTGCCGGCCGGGCCGGGCCTCGGCGTCAGCGGCAACAGCGCCACGATGGTGGTCTGATGGACGCCGCCACGATCCAGGCTAAGATCTACAGGGGTTACGGCCTGGCGGCATCGAGGCTCGGCTACCCCTACGCGGTCTACCGCCCGGCCGGTCCGACGGCGCCGCTCGGCACGCTCCTCAACCCGGCGCTGAACGCGACCTTCACGTCGGCGTCCACGCAGGATTTCAACTTCAATCGCAGCACCGACCGCGAAGTGCCGGACTACCACTGCATGGCCGACATGACCGGCCTCGCAGCGAGCGACATCTTCGTTCATCCCGAGTGGGGCACCTACTTCATCACGGCGCTCGACCCGCTCCTGCCGCCGCGCGCGATCCGCGCGACGCAGACGATCAGCGTGACGCGGCCGGGCGAGCAACCCGGCTTCGGCGCGCAGCCCTATGGCGGATCGACCCCGTCGACCGAGGTTCCGGTGATGACCGGCGGCTGGCCGGCGGCGATCCTGACCGTCAAGGCCCGCGGCGAAGGCTCGGAGGTCAACCTGCCGGGCGACGTCCGCACGCCGGGCTACACGATCTACCTGCCCTACCTCGAAGGGACGCTGCTGCGCTCCTCCGACATCGTCGTCGACAGCCTCGGGCGGCGGTTCATCGTCAGTAGCGCCGAGCTTACCGATCAGGGCTGGAACATGGTCACCCGCCAGGCGGAGACATAGCCCATGGCGGACGAATCCCAGGTTCTCGACACGCTCGTCGGCGTCATCTCCGGGGCGCTGTATCCCAACGGCACGAGCCAGCCATCGGCCGCCGGCATGCCCTGCCGGGTCTATGCGGGCTGGCCGAACGCGGCGCAGCTCGACAAGGATCTCCGGGACGGCGTCTCGAACATCTCGGTGTTCGCGCGCAACGGTGTCGAGCAGGTGGTGACCCGCTATCCCCGCGAGTGGGAGACGCTGACACCGCCTGCGCACACGATCACAGCGACCATCGTCGACGACAAGTGCACGTTCGGCGGCACGATCTCGACGCCACAGAACGTCGCTGTGCGGATACCGGGCCACGACCCGGTCGTCTACGCTGTCCAAGCCACGGACACTCTCAGCGGCCTCGCCAGCGCAATCCAGGCCCTCTTGAGCGCCAAGGGTGCGACCTGCTCGGCCAACGGCGCGGTCCTGACGTCGCCCAGCGGCTTCAGCTTCGCCCGCATCGGCGGTGTCGGCACGGCGATCCGCGAGCTGCGGCGCCAGAACAAGTCGATCCAGGTCACACTCTGGTGCTCCAGCCCCAGCAATCGCTCTGCGGTCGCGAGCGTCATCGACACAGCGATGGCGCTCCTGAACTTCATCAACCTTCCGGACGGTTCGTCTGGTCTGGTGCGCTACGAGCGGACCACGACCGACGACGCGCCCCAGAAGGAACTGCTCTGGCGGCGCGACCTGTTCTACTGGGTCGAATACCCCACGACGCAGGTCATCTCGGCCACCGAGATCCTCGACACCGTCTCCAACATCACGGGCAGCCAAGTCCCCAGCGCGGCGCCTCCCGTTTCCTTCAATTCGTGAGGTTCCTCATGTCTTTCGAGCTGACCGTCCTGCATGCCTTCGGCCAGTACGCCAAGGGCGCGTACATCTGGGTGAAGGAGGAGGTCGAGGCGATCCTGAACTCCGAGCACGCCCATCACGTGATCAAAGTCCCCGTCGGCACGCACACCGCCGCCGAGGCCGCTGCCGAGCCCGCCAAGGCCGAGGGCGCCGAGGGCTGATCGCGGCCGAGAGCTGCGTCGCCACACCGAGTTTTCTGCCGGCGCGGTGAGCCCGCCGGTCACTCCTTAGACCTGCGACCCCTCTCCTCTGCCTGCGGCCGATGCCAGCGGCGGAGCGAGACCGCTCGTGCTCACGAGACCGCGGTCTGCTCCCCACAGCGCTGGCAAGTCTTCATCCCGGCTTGGGGTGGTGCCTGCGCGCATTCCCCAAGCACAATCAGGATAAAAGATGGCTCAGGTTGTCCAGCAGGGGCAGATTAACACTGCCGCATTGCAGGTTAGCGATGTCTATGTTTCCGTAATCGCGCCCCAACTACTGATTAACGGCGTCGCCACCAACGTCATCGGCGTGGTCGGCACCGCTTCGTGGGGTCAGGTCGGCGGCGCGCCGGGTCTCATCGGCAGCTACGCGCAGCACGTCGCGAACTACGGCCCGATGAAGGCCCGCACCTACGACGGCGCCACCGCGGTGTTCAACATTTTCCAGCAGGGCACGCAGCCGGTCGTGCGGTTCGTGCGCGTCACCGACGGCACCGACGTCGCCGCGACGGCCTCGATCCAGACGAGCTGCCTCACGATCACGTCGAAGTATACCGGCTCGCTCGCCAACAACGACACGGTCTCGATCGGACCGGGCTCGGCGGCCAACAGCTACCGCGTCGTGGTGGCCCGCCCCGGCCAGGTCGGTGAGGTCTACGACAACATCACCGGCACCGGCAACGCGCTGTGGGTGAACATCGCCGCCGCGATCAACGGCGGTCAGTCCGGCCTGCGCGGCCCGTCGAACCTCGTCGTCGCCACGGCCGGCGCCGGCTCGACCGCTCCGACCACCGCCACCTACACCCTGACGGGCGGCACCGACGGCGTGACCACGATCACCTCGGCTGTGATGGTCGGCGTCGACAGCCTGCCGCGGACCGGCATGTACGCGCTGCGCGGCTCCGGCTGCTCGGTGGCGATGCTCACCGACGTGTCGGACTCGACCACCTACGCCACGCAGATCAGCTTCGGCGCCGCCGAGGGCATCTACATGATCGCGACCGGCCCGTCCGGCGACACGATCACCAATGCCGTCTCGGTTAAGGCGAGCGCGGGCGTCGACAGTTACGCCCTGAAGCTCATGCTGGGCGACTGGGTCTACTTCCTCGACAGCGTCAACGGCGTCACCCGCCTTGTGCCGTCGCAGGCGTTCGTGGCTGGCCTGCTCGGCAACCTGCGGCCGAACGAGAGCACGCTCAACAAGCAGATCTACGGCGTTGTCGGCACCCAGAAGTCCTACACGGGCGTGCCCTACACCAACGCCGAGCTTCAGGTGCTCGCCCAGGCCGGCATCGACGTGGTCTGCAACCCGGTGCCGGGCGGCAACTACTTCGGCTGCCGTAACGGCCGGAATACTTCGAGCAATGCTTCCATTCATGGTGATAACTACACCAGAATGACCAACTTCATCGCGTTTACCATCGCGTCGGGCGTCGGCAAGTATGTCGGCACGCTCCAGACCGAGAGCCAGCAGCGCAAGGCGAAGGTCACGCTGGATAGCTTCTTCGCCAACCTCCAGCAGCAGGGGCTGATCGGCGACGTCAACGGCCCGAACGCTTGGAAGGTGCAGTTGGACAAGAACAACAACCCGTTCTCGCGGGTCAGCCTCGGCTACGAGCAGGCCGACATCCAGGTCACCTACCAGAGCGTCACCGAATACTTCCTCGTCAACATGCAGGGCGGCCAGACGGTCAGCATCGACCGCACGACCACGGCGGTGAGCTTCTAAGCCCACCGTCCAAGTCCTGAACCCTGACCCATCCCTGCATTTTCTGAGGCAAGCTTATGCCTGGTCCTTTTAATACCGGCCGCGACGTATCCATCGACATCGCCGGCCCGAACGGCATCATCAACCTCTCGATCGTCACCGACTTCAACTCGCACCAGATGGTGTCCAAGCTGAAGTCGTCGGCCATCGACGGCGTCACCCGGTTCTTCAACGTCCCGGACGGCTGGGGCGGGTCGGTTTCGATCGACCGCGCCAACCGCGCGCTCGACGACCTGATCACGCTGTACGAGAACGCCTACTATCAGGGCAACACGTTCGTCTACGGCTCGATCACCGAGACCATCCTCGAGGTCGACGGCTCGATCTCCCAGTGGCGCTACACCAACGTCGTGTTCAGCTGCTCCGATGCCGGCAACTGGCGCAAGGACAGTAACGTCACCCCGAAGCTCGACTGGGAAGCCTCCCGGCGTATCCCGATCCAGTAATCCTTTCCGGGGCCGCCGAGCATGAGGCGCGGCGGCCCCGCGCTTTCCCGCGCTGAAGCGCTTTCACCACCAGGAAAACCATGGCCAAGGTCACAGTCCACGCCGCCGATGCGGCTGAGGTCAAGTCCACCGAGCCCGGCACCGCCCGCGTCGTCGGCCCGTCGGGGCGCACCTACAAGGTCAAGCGCCTGACCCCCTTCGACCGCATGCTGGTGTTCGAGGCCATTGGCTCCGAAGCCAGCCAGAACATTCCATTTTTGACCTACGCCCTTGTCGCCTTCTCGGTGAAGTCGATTGACGAGGACGAGTCGTTGCCGCGCGCGTCCAAGAACCAGATCATGGCGATCGTGAAGCGGATCGGCGATGACTGGGATAGCATTAACGAAGCTCTTCGTTCCCTGAACCCCGTCGATGACGAAGACGAGCGGGCCGCGATAAAAAACTAACCGAGGCACCCGGCCTGACCGAGATGATCGAATTGAGTCGGGCTGGGGTGCCGTGGCACATCGTTGAATCTTTGTCGGACCGGATGAGAACGGCGCTGTATATCCTCGCTGTGGAGGCGAAGGGAGAGGCGAAGTTCAACTTCGGGACTTGGTCTTGGGACAGGCGGGAGGGGTGAGTGGCGCAGTCCTTCTCAAGCATTTCCGCCTTCGTCGCGCACATGCAGCGAGTGCTGAACACCTTACCGACCGTGCAACATCACGCGCTGGAAAGATCTGCCGACCTTGTCGAGAAGGACGCGCGCGCGCTCATCGGGACATACGATGCGGGATGGGCGCCACTTGCGGAATCAACACTTGAGGGCTTCAAGGGTTTCCCAGGCAAGGTCGAGTTGGGTTACGCGCCGCCCGACAATCCATTGTTGCGAGACGGCACGTTCCGCGACAGCATCCAGCACAAGGTTGTGGACGCCAATCACGCCGCTGTCGGATCTGACGACAAGCGCGCAGAGTGGTTTGAGCTAGGGACACCGCACATGCCGGCACGCCCTGTCATGGCGGCGGCTGGAGCCCGGAAAGCTGAAGAGGCGGCCCATATGATCGGCAATGCCGTCCATGCCCACCTTGTCGGTCGTGGCTAGGCCCACAGCCAGATGTTCAGAGCCACGAAAGCGGCCAGCACGATGATGTATCGGTAATCGTAGACAAAATCGCGCCCAGATTGACCGATTACTTCCGCGCCTAATCTGCCGGTGAACGCGATCGTCAGGGCCAGAAATAAGACGCCTATTATGGCGACGAACATGCTACTGCTCCAGGGCGCGCAGCGCCTGCGCCGCGAGACGGCGAAGCGCTTCCGGCCTCGTCGGCACATCCTCTTGCGCGGCTCTATAACGGTCAAGCGCTGCGAGTTGATCCGGCTGAAGCCGCACACCGATTAGTTCGCCCGCCTGGGCTGCGCGCGGCTTTCGTGTTTTCATGATATCGCCAGTTGACGCCATCGCGCTGCCATGCCATCGTGTTATCACGAAACGGCAGCGGAACTCAAGGCAATGCACGAAAGGGCGTACTACCAGTCGGCAGCTTGGCGCGACCTGCGCCAGAAGGTGTTGGAGAGAGACGGGCTCAGGTGCCGCGGCTGCGGGGCAACGACGCGACTTGAGATCCATCACATTCGCTACGCCGCAGACCCCGCAGATGACTCGATAGAGGATCTGATAACACTCTGCGGCGGCCCGAACGGCTGCCACCGCGCGATCACGGCGGCCATTGAGAGGCGCGCCTACGACACTCGAAATCGAGATCGCGTCGTCGAAGAGGCCGCAAAGGCGCTCGCAGACAAGGCGACGGCTCGCAAGCTGACCAAGATGGAAGCGGAGCCGAGATGCTCGTCCAATCTGCGCGACGTATTCGGCTATGACCCAGACTCGGGAGTTCTGACATGGAATGCGCCTGTCAGCCGCAAGCTTAAGGTCGGCCAAGAAGCTGGCTGCTTTCACAAATCGGGCCGCAGGATCGTCAACATATCAGGCGCCCTCGTCTATACTCACTGCATAGCGTGGTATCTGCACTACGGCACGTGGCCAGAAAAGCACATTACGCATATTGACGGCGATTTGGCAAACAATAGCATCGCAAATCTGCGCTATGCCAATCCAGCGACTGATCTGAGGTTCACCAAGATCCTGCGCAGGGACAGCAAGAGCGGATTTAAGGGCGTGTCTAAACACGCCGACAATCTATACAGCGCCAGAATCTACATCAACGGTAAGAGAATTAACCTCGGAGCATTCCGAACCGCAGAAGAGGCATCTCAAGCGTACCGCGACGCTGCAAGCAAGTATTTTGGTTGGAACTTCGATGAGCCCGCATCGAAGTCGCCCGATGTCGCTGATCGGCTCTTCTCGTATGATGCGGAGAATGGCTCGCTGATTTGGCGAGTCTCGACCTCACCTAGAAACAAAATTGGATCGCCGGCAGGCTGCACCAACTCGATGGGCTACCGAGTTGTACAGTTTTGCGGGAAAACTGTCTACTCCCACCAGATCGCTTGGCTGATGACCTATCGTGTTTGGCCAGACCATGAAATTGATCATATAGACGGCAATCCCAGCAACAATGCAATCAGCAACCTGCGCGCTGCAACAAGAACCGAAAACAATCGCAACACCGGCATTCGCAGTAACAACAAGCTGGGAGCGAAGGGAGTGCTCAAGCATAGCGACGGCAGGTTCCGGGCGCGTATCATGGTTGATAGAAAAACTATACATTTAGGTCTTTTTGACACAATCGAAGAGGCCGCCTCCGCCTACGCGGCGGCATCCGAACGCTACCACGGATCGTTCGGGAGGACAGAGTAGCGCGCAGTACAATAATACGGATGTGACCTATGGATGTTTTTAAGATCCAAACTTCCATAGATTTGCACGGCAATCTTGCCAAGGAATTGCGTGCCGTACTTGGCACGATGGAGAAGATCGAGGGCAAGGCGACTGCCGTCAAGACCCATATCGAGTCTTGGACCGGCGCTGCGAGCAGGGCACTCGCCGAAATCCGTCGGGTGCATGCAGCCCTGGAGGGCCTGCACGGGATCAAGCGGCGCAACCCGTTCGGTCTAGCAAGCGGACGTAACGCGGGCGGAGCCGAGGCCGAGATCAAGAAGGTTAAGGCCGAAGTCGAGAGTCTCACGCTCGCATTCGGCGGCATGAAGAAGGCGTCAAGCGGCCTCACGACCCGCTTCGGCAATTGGGCCACTCGCCTGGAGTCAGCGGCCAGCCACGCACAGACCCTCCACAGGGCGCTTGAGGGCGCCAAGAACGCCTCCTCCGGACTGAGGATCCCGAGGGGCGGCGGCGGCGGAGGCAACGGCGGCATCCGGCAGCCCCGCGGTGGCGGCGCGCATGGAGGCTACGGCCCTTACGTCGCGGCCGGCGCTGCGCCCGGCATGATCGAGCACGCTCTTCATCCGGGCGTTGATCTCAATGCGGAGATCTCCAACTATCGCCTGAGTGGCGCGTCGCCAGCCAACGTCAGGGCGGCCGTAGAGGCATCCTATGCGGCCTCGTCGCGGGTTCCGAGCATCGGCGTTGCCGAGAACCTCGAGATGCTCCGCGAAGTCGCGGGTGAAACCGGAGACGATGCCGGGGCTCGTGCCATCATCAGCGATCTCGCCCAAGCGCGCGCAGTGCTGGGGCGCGCAACAGGCAAGAACAGCAAACAGGACATGGTCCGGCTGTTCAAGTTCATCGGCCTGCGCGGCGGCGCGATCGACGAGAAGAACCACCGCATCGACGTGGGCAAGTTCCGCGAGGAACTCGATGGGTCAACCCGCGCTCTTGTTGCGGGTCAGGGCCTGATCACGTCGAACGACCTGAACCAGCTTGCGCGGCAGGCTGGTCCGATGGCCAAGGGCATGTCGCTCGACGACCTGTTCGCCGCCACGCTCGCGTCCATCGAAGACATGGGCGGCTCGCGCACCGGCACGTCGATGACCGCTATGGGCCGCCAAGTGCTCGGCGGCATCATGACCGGCAAGGCCACCAAGCACTGGAAGGAGCGCGGGCTCATCCAGGGCAAGGAGGACGTGGACTGGCACGCGACAAAGGCCGGCGGCATTGTCGTCGACAAGCCTGAGAACGCGATAGCGGGCTACGACGTCCTGATGAAGCAGGGCGTCAAGGCGTGGGTGGATCAGATCGCGCGCCCCGCCATGGAGCGCGCCGGCATCACGGATCGGACGAAGCAGAACGCCGAACTGTATCAGTGGGGCGGCACCGAGACCTCTCGCCGCCTGCTCAGCCTTGCGCTGACCGGCGGCGAGCAACTCGAAGCCGTCGCCGAGCGGTACAAGAAGGCGATGGGCATCGGCGGGTACGACAAGGTGCTCGCCGGGCAGGATCTTGGAACCTCCATTGAGGGGCTCAAGAAATCGCTCGACACGCTCACGACGTCGCTCACCAATACGGGCGGGTTGGCGGGGCCGCTCAACACCTTGGCGACGACGATCGCGTCCTTTGCGGAATCGACGTCCAAGCACCCCATCGCGGCTGAGATCGGGACGGCGGTCGGGCTCGCCCTTGCGGGCGGCGCGGCCACGGCCGGCATCGCGGCAGCCATCGCTGCGGGCTTCGCCGCACTTCCGACGCTCGCTGTTGCGATCGGCGCTGGTGCGACCGTGACGATCCTGGGCGCGCTCATCCCGTGGCGGGAGATCCTGCCCAAGTGGATGCTGGAGCCCGACAACCAAGCGATCGTCAAGGCGCAGCAGGATCTCAAGAAGGCCAATCCTGAAGACCTCGATACGATCCTGAACCGGGCATACAAGTCCAAGCGGGACATGCTTCTCGACCCCGAGGGGCATCGTGGCCAGGAGATGCTGCGCCGGGACGCGCGTCAGCGTGAGCTGGAGCAGCTCGAGAAGATCCCGCCGAAGACGGACGGCGCAACGCAGAAGCTCGGCGAGCTTGAGGGCGCGATCGGGAAGCTCGCGGTGACCGCCTCTGTCGCCGGAGCGATGATCCAGAACGCTGCGTGGGCGTCACTCGGCGGCGGCGGATCCGGCATCCAGAAGGCGAACTTCACGCCAGGCGGCGGCGGACTGGGCGGCGGCAACGGCATCGTCCCTCCCGGCATCACGGGCAGCGACGCCAACATGCTTGGGCTGATCTCGAAGTACGAGAGCGGCGGCCGGAACGTGATGAACTACATCGGCGACCGGACGCACACGGCGCAGGGCTACTACCAGATCACCAACTCGAACTGGCGCAAGATCGCGCCGAGGCTGGGGATCACGGCGCCCAACGCCATGTCGGCGAGCTTGGCGGATCAGGCCCGTGTTGCACGGGTCCTGCTGCACAACGGCAAGGGCATCCGGAACTGGTCGGACTACAATCCGAGGCTCCGCGGTGCGCTCCAGCGCGGCGAGACCTATCACGGTCCTGCTGTCCCGCCGCCCCCGCCCGCCCCCGCCCGTGGCGAGCAGAGCGTGCAACTGCACGTCGACGGCCAGCGTCTCGCGAGCATCATGACCCGGCACCAGTTCCGGTCAGGCAATCGACCGGCAACCGGCGCCAACATCGCCGACATGTCAGAGATCTACCCGGTCGTCGGCTAAACAAAAGGCAAGTCGTTCATGGCCGTTACATTGGGCGGCTTCGCCTTCGCCAATCTCGAGATCCCGGAGGAGATGCCCTTCTCCGGGTCAAAGCATCTTATGATGCACCACCTGATCGGCGGAGATCGGGTGTTTGATGACATGGGCGACAACCCCGATCCGATTGAATGGACCGGCGTATTCCTGGGCGGCAGCGCCTCGGCGCGCGCCCGGCAGCTCGACGCGATGAAGCAGGAAGGCGGGCAGTACCTGCTCACCTGGGGAAGTTTCGCGCGCCAGGTCGTGATCCGGCACTTCAAGGCCCGCTATCACTACGAGTATAGGGTCAGCTACTCGATCTGCGTCGAGGTGGTGCCGACACAAGCGGCCGGCATCCCGTCGATCGCGGACCTGATCGCGGGCGACTTCGCCACGCTCGCTGGCATGGTTCTCGACCCGGCGAGCGCCGCGCTCGTCAGCACAGCGCAGATCGCGGTCTCTGGCGCTGCGGCTGCGGCCGCCACGGGCCAGTTCGTGGATGCGCCGCTGCCCGCGCTGCTCAACGCCTCGGCGACCGTCCAGGCGGCCGCCAACGGTCTCTTCGGCGCCATGGATGCGGCCGACGTCGCCCAGCCGGAACTCGATCTCACGGCGCTCTCCGGCCTGTCGCCGACGGACGCGAGCGCCACGCTTCTCAATCTCGTGAACACGAGCGCCGCGGTGGCCGACACGGCCGCGGCCGCGGGCTATCTCGGCCGCATCGCAGGCAACGTCGCTCTCTACGGGGGATAAGGCATGACGACCGTCCCGGCGCGCACGCCGCAGGGCGCGCGCACGATCACGGTTGTGAACGCGAACCTCTTCCAGGTCGCCGAGGAGTATCTCGGTAACGCAACGGCGTGGGGTCGAATTGCCGATATCAATTCGGTCCCCGGCGTCGCGCCCGACTTCATCCTGACCGGCCCGACGACGCTCATTCTGCCACGCTCCGGCTCCGGCTCGGATGACGGCACGACCGGCGTCGCGCCTGAAACGATCCTGTTCGGGGTCAATCCCTGATGCCGTCCCAGGTCCGCCAGCCGCGCTTCCAGATCCTGATCGAGGGCAACCCCGTCCCGCTCGTGGAGGGGTCGGTCAACACGTCCCGGCACGCGCGCGCCGATACGTTCCAGGCGTCGACCGCATTGCAGGCGACCGGCAAACCGCTCGGCTACTGGGCCAGCGTCGGCCCGGTCGAGTGCATCGTGCAGGGCTGCAACGATGCGGAGGGCGGCTGGGTCACGCTTTTGAAAGGCCGATTGGACTCGGTCGAGGTCAGGGCAGACGCTCGCGAGGGCGCGAAAATTCATTTTTCTGGCCGCGACAACTCGGCCCGGCTGATCGACGGCAAGACGACCGCCAAGCGGCTCAACAAGAAGTCGAGCGAGATCGTCAAGGAACTCGCCGAGAAGTATGGGCTCCAGGCCGACGTGGACGATACGTCCGACGAGTCCGGCAAGGTCCACACGCAGGACCACGCTCACCTTGAGGACAACGAGACCGCCTGGAACACCATCGCGCGGCTTGCCGAGCGTGAGGGCGCGTTCTTATACTTTAAGGACGACACGGTTTACTTCAAGCAGCCCGGCAGCGACAGCCAGGGCGGCACCTACCCGATCCGGTTCACGCCACCCGATGACGAGGCGACTGCGATCGGAAGCATCATCGCGATCCAGTTGACGCAGAATGTTCACCTGAACAAAGGCGTCAAGCAGACCGTAAGATCTTATCACACCCGCAAAGAAAAGAACATCTGCACCACCAAGGAAGCAGAGGCTGCGAGCTACGGCGAGCCGCTGGAGTTCATCGACCACATTCCCGGCCTGACGGACGATCAGGTCGAGAAGATCGCCACCAAGAAGCAGATCGAGCGCCAGCGCCACGAGATGCAGATCGAGGTGGTCATGCCGGGCGACGTGAATTTCGACGCGCGCATGATGGTCGAACTGTCGGGTACGGGATCGGCGTGGGACCAAGAGTACCACGTCAATACTTGCACGCATCAGTTTAACACGTTCAACGGTTATACGATGCGGATCTCGGCCCAGAATAAGAAGGGCGGAGAGGGCGGAGGCGAGGACGGCGGCGCGGGCGGCACGGATCCGAACAGCGTGCCTGAGACCGCCGGGCCGAACGCGCCGCAGACCGTTCCGTTGCCCCCGACACGGCCGCAGGGCTTGTGAGGCACCTTCATGCACATGGAGCAGATCAAGGCGCTTGTTCGCCTTGAGGTCGAGCGCGTCACGGCACGCCGCAAGCACACCCGGAATGCGATCGTCACCTCGGTCGACCCGGACACCTACTCGGCCAAGGTGCGCTACGAGCCGCACGACCCGAACGATCAGGACAACGCCGAGTCCGGCTGGATCCCGATCCAAGCGATGGCGACGGGGCAGGGCTACGGCATCTACAGCTTGCCGAAGGTCGGCCACCCGGTGGAGGTCAGCTTCCAGGAAGGCGATCACGAGACCGGCCGGATCGTCCAGCGACACGCGAGCGAACAGCACCAAGCCCCTGAAAACATGAAGGAAGGCGAGCACTGGCTCGTCCACGAGACCGGTTCGGCGATCAAGTTCGCCAAGGACGGAACGGTCTCCATTCTCGGCGCGGGCTCGATCCCGAACCGTCAGGGCAAGGACGCCTCGACCGGCAAGGACGGCACGTCCCAGCAGAGCCAGCAGCCGGAAGGAAAGCAGACCTTCACGGTCAGCCCCGACGGCTCGTTCTCGTTCGCGCACAAAGGCGGCACGACGATCTCGGTCGACAGCAACGGCGCGGTGACGATCAAGGCCAAGGATCAGGCTGTGACGGTCGATGCCGGATCCGGCTCGATCACCTACAAAGCGCAGTCGCACACCTTCCAGGGTGATACGAACATCACGGGCGGCCTGACCGCCAGCGGCAACGTCACGTCCAGCGGCACTGTCACGGGCGCGATCGTCACCAACGGCGCGCACACCCTCTAGCAGCAGGCGAAAATGGCCGACCTGAACCACTTCTGGGGCGGCGACCTCGCGCTGTCTCCGACGGGCGATCTCGCGACCGTCGATGGCGCGCTCCGGGGCGAGCAGAGGATCATCCGCCGGCTCTGCACCAACGGCCGGGACGCGCTCGGCCAGAAGGTCGGCGAGTACCTGTTCCACTCGGACTACGGCGCCGGGATCCCGCGCTATGTCGGCGAGCCCGATCCGTCCGCGCGCGTCGAGGGCGTCTGCCGCGAGCAGATGCTCAACGAGACCGCGGTGGTGCAGTCGCCGCCGCCGAGCGTGGACGTCGCGATCAATCAGCTCGGCACGCTGACAATGACCATCGCCTACACCGATGCCCCCTCCAAAACGCCCCGCACCTTGTCTTTCGATGTGAGCGCATAAGAGCATGGCCGCCCCGACCACCAAGAAGCACGCGACCCTCGTCCAGGACGCGGCGGCGGCGGCCCAGGCGACCAGCCAGACCCCGCTCGACTTCACGCAAGGCTCCGTCTTCCTCGCGCTGGCGGAAGCCGCCGCGGGCGTGGGGACGTGGTTTCAGAAGCTCTACATCTTCGCGCTGTCGGTCACGCGCCTCGCCTCGAGCCAAGGCGTCTGGGTCGACACCTTCGTCAACGCCTTCGGCATGACCCGGCTGGCGGCTGTTGCGGCGACCGGCCTCGTGCAGTTCTCCCGCTACTCCACGGTCGGCAACATCGCGATCCCAGTGGGCGCGCAGGTCGTCACGACCGACGGCAGCCAGGTCTTTCAGGTCTACGCGGACCTGACCAACGCCGCCTACTCGGCGACGGCGACCGCTTCAGGCGGCCCCGGCTACGTCCTGCTGGCCGGCGCCAACACGGTTGCGGTGCCGGTGCAAGCACTCAACGCCGGCACGGTCGGCAACGTGCAGGCGCAGGCGATCACCAAGCTGCGCACGGCGGTGTCGGGCATCGACGCGGTCGTCAACACGGCCGCGTTTACGAACGGCGCGAACCAAGAGAGCGACGCGGCCGTCAAGGTCCGGTTCGTCCTCTACATCGCCTCGCTCCAGAAGGCGACGCGCAACGCGCTCGCCTACGCGATCTCGGCGATCGGCCTGAACCTCCAGTCCCAGTTTGCCGAGTTCACGAGCCCGCAGGGCACGGCGGATGACGGCCAGAACAGCATCTGGGTCGACGACGGCTCCGGCAATCCGCCGACCGCGACCGTGACAGCGGCAGCCGCGGCGGTGAACCAGTACCGTGCCTTTGGCGTGCGGATCGGGGTCTACGGCGCAACGACGCTCGGCGCGACGGTCCAGATCGCGGTCAACATCGACCCGACCTACAACGTCCAGGCCGTCGTCGCCGCAGTCCAGGCGGCGATCACCACCTACGTGAACGGCCTCGGGCTCGGCAACACGCTCCGCTACACCCGGCTGGAGCAGCTCGCCTACGACGCCTCGACCGGCGTGACCAACGTCTCCTCGGTCTCGCTGAACGGCGGCACGTCCGACCTCGTCCCGGCGCTCGGCCAGACGATCAAGATCTCGAGCGTCTCCGTCAACCCGACGAGCCCGTGAGGCCAGCATGGCAACGCCTGACATGCCGAGCAGGCTGAAGAGCCTGCTGCCGCCCTCGTGGTTCGGCGACGGCCCCGCGCCGGTCCGGGACGCGATCCTGGCCGCGCTCGGTGCGCCGGCCTCCTGGGCTTACAGCCTGTACAGCTTCGTCCTAGCGCAGGCGCGGCTGACGACGAGTTCGGGCATCTTCGTCGACCTGTTCGGCCTCGACTTCTTCGGCAGGAACCTGCCGCGGCGCACGGGCGAGACCGACGACAGCTACATCCCGCGGATCAAGGCCGAGCTGATCCGGCCGCGCAACACACGGGCGGCGATGAGCCAGGCGCTCACGGACCTGACCGGGACCGCGCCGACCCTGTTCGAGCCGTGGAACACCGGCGACGCGGCCGCGCTCGGCTACACCTTCGGCGTCGGCGTCGGCGCCCCGCTCGGCTCGCTATCCGAGCCGAACCAAGTCTTCATCACCGTCAAGAGCCCCGGCTACTCGGGCGTCCCGAACATCGCGGGCGTCGGCACCAGCGCGGGCGGCGTCGGCGTCGGCGCGCTCGCCACCATCGGCTCCCAGCGCACGGGCGGCGTCACCAACGCCGAGATCTACGCGACCGTGCTGCGCAACGTCGCGGCCGGCGTCCGCGCCTGGGTCAAGATCACGTAGTTCGGCGCCCCACGCCACCCCTCCTCAATCGTCCCGCTCCGGCCGCGCTGATCCGCGGCGCGGTCGCGCGCGGAGTTTTCCATGGATCGTCAGGCATTTACGACCGGGCAGCTCGTTCCCAACACCCAGTTGCTGGGCATGGAGAAGGGCAAGCTCATCGCGCTCGGCTACGCGATGGACGCGACCTTCGGCGCCGGGCCGGTCGTCTCCGGCCTCGCCTGTACCCAGACCGCGTCGCCGTCCCTCTCCGTCGTGGTCGGCCCCGGCTCGATCATGACCAAGACCGCGATCGACTCGACGACCGCCTACAGTGATCTCGGGACGGACACCAACGCGACGGTCAAGCAGGGCATCCTGCAAGAGCCCGGCGCCACCCTGACCCTGACGGCGCCCAGCACGGCCGGCTACAGCCAGGTCTACCTGATCCAGGCGACGCAGTCTGACGTTGACGTCACGACCACGGTGCCGTTCTACAACGCCGCCAACCCGGCGGTGCCCTATAACGGCCCGAGCAACTCCGGCAACGCGACCCTGACGTTGCGGCAGTCGAAGTGCGTCGTGTCGCTGAAGGCGGGTGCGGCCGCGACCACCGGCTCGCAGACCGCGCCGTCGCCGGATGCGGGCAATGTCGGCCTATACACGATCACGCTGGTCAACGGTCAGTCGACGATCACGACCGGCCAGATCTCGGTCTATCCCGGCGCGCCGTTCGTTCCGGACACGCTGCCCGGCATCCCGGCGGCGATCCAGAAGGGCAAGTACACCTCCTACAACGCCACCGGCACGGCGAACGCGCTCGTGATCACCCCGACCCCGGCGCTCGCCGCCTATGGGTTCGGCGCGTCGTTCACCGTCGTCCCGTCGGCGACCAACACCTCGGCCAGCGTCACCCTCAACGTGTCGGGCCTCGGCGCGCGCACGATCCTGAAGCAGGACGGGACGCAGCCGGCGATCGGCGACATTCGCCAAGGCGTGCCGTTGCGCGTCTTCGACAACGGCACGAACTACCTCGTTCATGGCTCGCTGCCGAGTGACGTGGTGCTTCCGGGCAACCTGACGGCCACGCAGCGCATGGCGGTGTTCCTGTCGAGCGGCACCTACACGATCAAGTCGTCGGCGATCAAAGTCACGCTGGTCGGCGGCGGCGGCGGCGGCAACAACACCTACGGCGGCGGCGCGGGCGCCGAGCTGATCGGCTACGTCACGGGCCTGACGATCGGCAACACGCTGGCGGTCACGATCGGCGCGGGCGGCACGGGCTTCGTCGGCACAGGCAGTGCTGGCTCCCCCGGCGGCTCGACGACCCTGGACAGCGGCACGCAGTCGATCACGACCCTGACAGCAGGCGGCGGCAACGGCTCCCCCGGCGGCTCGGGCGGCACGGGCGGCACCGCGACCGGCGGTCAGATCAATTCTGTCGGCAACGGCGGCGGCACCGGCATCGGCGGCATCGCCGCGCCCAATCCGCCCTTTGGCAACGGCGGCGGCACGGCCGGCAACGGCATCACCGTCAATGGCTCGATGGTGATCAACAACAACGGCGTGCAGGGCATCGCGATCATTGAGGCGGTGGCGTAATCATGGCTATCTTCGCACAGATCGCTGACGGCAAGGTCGTCAACCGCGCAGTGTTCGGCGACGAGCCGCACGAGGGCTGGGTCGACCTCTCCGGCCTCGCCCCCGAGCCGCAGATCGGCTGGAGCTACGACGGGACGGTGTTCACCGCGCCCGTCGAGCCCGCGCCCGCGCCCGTGACCCGCTACGACTTCCGCGGCTTCCTCGGCCTGTTCACGGCCGACGAGCAGGGCGCGATCGTCAACGCCACCGACACGCAGGTCCGCGTGCTTTGCCTGATCGGGGCGGGCACGAACGTCGTCGACCTGACGGACGCGCGCACGATCCAGGATGTCGATCACCTGGAAAGCCTCGGCCTGATCGCCGAGGGGCGCGCCGCGCAGGTCCTCGCCGGACTGACGCCCTCCGCCGCTTAAGCCGGGTCAGAACGCCAGCATGTCGTACTTCACCGCCGCGGAATTGGCCAACGTCCAGGCCAATCCGCAGAGCTATGTCGCCATCGTGTACGGCAACAACCGCTCTCGGTTCATGCAATCCCTCGGCCCGTTGCTGTCCTTCCTGTCGGAAGATCACGTCAAGCTGATGTTCTGCGGGCTGTTGGCGTTTGATCTAAAGCCCTACGGGGACAGCGCGGCGTCCTGCTTGGCCGAAATCCTCGCGGAGCCGGCCCTGAACTGCTTCAACTACACGCTGCTGACGCACTACCTGTTCGACATCCTCGACCCGGCGCCGGTCGCCCCAAACTTCCAGATCGTACACGTCGGCTGGAACGGCGGCGCGGTCGGCAACCACAGCCAGATCTTCGTCGAGAGCGAGCCCAATCCGGGCGGCGCGAACGCCGTCGTCGATCCGACCTATGGGCTCATGATCGGCGGGATCGGCAGCGACTGGGTCGTGGCCGGGAAGCCGATCGGCGCGGGCTTCATCGCCGATTTCCGCGGCTACAAGAGCCAGCCCGCATCGGTCGCGGCGGCGGCGGCCACGACCCTGAACGCGCTCCAGACCGGGGCCTACAGGTTCAGGCACTCCGCCTACTACTACCGCACCGCGGCGCTGATGGCGGCCCAAGCC